TATATTCTATCATAGTAAATCCTTTTCATCTTATACCTTCTTATAGTATGAAACGAACATAAGTGCAACTCTTATGTTAACTTATTAAGGAAAAAACTCGGGGTAAAACCAAAGAACGCACCTCCTTTATTAAAGTGCTTACACTGAGTCTGAGCTTCTCGATAATTTAAACCACGAATAATCACGCTTGATGTATACTGTTCTGTGATTTTATATTCCTGTTCCGAATTCCCAGACATTTCATCTTTTTCATATGCATATTTCATTACTTAAACTCCTCAAATTTACCCTTGTTAAACTTACCTGTATTCTCATCCTGTATAGTTTTCCAGGATTGAGTATTATCAAATGCGGGTGTATCTTTCACTAAATCAGCTTGTGCAGATGGTTCCGTGTCATATAATCGCATTCGAGGTCGATCTACGCCAATCACAAATCGTTTTAGTGTTTCTAAATCACTATAACGATTCTTAAGTTGCTTGACGAGGATTTGGTTAAGTGCTTTCAATTCATCTGTCGCAATAAGCGCTACCATGAAGTCAGCCGTTGCTGGAAGACCGAATGACTCAGAGGTATCAGTAAGTCCCACATCAGAACTGTCGAATCCGCTATTATGCGTGAGAATGCCGTTTGCATAAAAAAGACGATTACCCGTAGTTTCTATATCAATCATATCAATATTGCCGCATTCTTCAATTGTTAAAATTTTTGATGATTCTTCCATAAGTATATCCTCTATTTAAATACGTATCGATATCCCAGGTGCTTATGGATTCGGCTACTATACCGTTATTTACCCAAACAGTAGCCTTACCCTTCACCCAACCTGGTGGTATTTCTGTAAGATCTCTAATACATTTTCTTTCTTTTGTTTGGGGATTATGTATAAATCTTCTACCTGTAGATGATTCACGCCATTTAGCTCTTGATTCTTCAGATGCCGGGGGTCTATTCTTAGCAATGTTTGACAATTTCTTTTTTGTCTCTTCCGAACAAGGATGCCCGTATTTATCATATAGCCCCAATGCTGCCCGGTGTTTTTTAGTTACCGATACTTTCTTACGCGTCTCTTTGCTCGGAGGAATTCCATAATTCCACGCTCTTCCATTAGTTAGGTTTTGTTTAACAATATCCACATCTGCGCCGCCATATTTAATTTCTTTGCGATTAACTACTTCATACTTCATATTATAACCGCCGCCATCCTGGCGGTGCGATTTATATTTTTTAATATAGTATGTTTCTTTTTTATCAGCTTCTTCCTGAGACTTTATTCCATCTTCAAGTAATAACACTGTAAAATTACGAGAACCATATTCAATAAGCGCTTTATGTAGGAGGCCATTTCCTTTTGATCTCCTCCCGTTATAACAATGCTGTATAAATCTATTATCAATATTAAATATAGTCTGTCCCACATAGTGCATTTTACTATCTGTGGCATTATTTGTAATTAAATAAATTTTAAAAGACACTGTTTACCCTTTCTGCGAGTCATACATCTATTTATAAATTATTGAGGTTTGACTCGCAGAGACATCCCAGCTTTAAGACCGCCGTCGATAGTTAAGTTACCTTTCCTCAATGTTGGGAATATATGATTACCACTACATACAATCGTTTCTCCATTATCAAGTGTAATCTTATAGGCTTTTTGTTTACCCGTTCTATATACGTTTGTTACTATATTATTACCATTATCTGAAAGTATTTTATCACCTTTAACAACATTTTGGAGCACAGTTTCTATCCCGTTTAGAGTAACTCTAGTATCTATGGAGAGACAGCGGGTAGTTTGAGTAGCCGACATAATAGGAACGTTAAACTCGATAGCGAGTCCACGTAGCTCTTCTGCGATGGCTTTAATATAACTGTAGGAGTTGACATTCGCGGACATTTTAATCCTCGAACTCATACAGATGTTAAGGTAATCGATATAGATCATATCGGGAATGAAGTTACTCTTGAGCTTCAACTCATTGAGCAGATGTCGAAAGTTAGCAGCCCCGGCGCCAGATGTAGGGAACTCTTTAATCTTTAGAGTCCCTACAGTTCTTTCTCGAAGGCGTTTCATTCTCTTATCGTATACATCTTTGGGGATCATATACAGTTCATCTAAGGGAATATCGAGAAGATTTGCGTCGATTCTTTCAGCAATCTTTTCTTCAGCCATTTCCAATGTAATATACAAAACATTCTTCCCTGCCGCGAGATGAGAAGCAGCAAAGTGGCACATTGCCAGCGTCTTCCCGGCCCCAGTATTATGAGATTCTACACCGTTTGTGAAATACCGGTGATTATCATGATTGACTTCAATATCTACAATGGGTACTTTATTTCCAGTAACTGTTATTGTAGCTCTAGAAAGCCCATCTACGGTGTTTACACAAGTATTAACACCGTAGATGTTGTTAAACTCATGTAGTTCTTTTGCTGTCCACCAGCCACTAGCTGTTTTAAATAGATGATTTTCATTACATACAACTGTATTACCGTTTTCTGCTACAAGAACGTATTCATCCCACTCCCCTTTATCTACAAACGAGTTTACACCAACCCACCCATCAGGAGAAGATACTTCTACTTCCATATCAGATTCTAATAATGTTTTTATTTCACTAATTGAAATTTCTTTTTCTATCCACATTGTATTAACGAATCCTTTAATTTTATAAATATATGTATAGCCGGTACAGGAGAATGAGATGAATACGTTCTTGTAACAGATGGCACTAGTAATTATCCTTCTCTTTTTAATAGCAGCAAAAGCATACCAAGTTAGTTCAGCTACCATAATTAACTGGATTAAATCACATAAAAAACCTACGTGGGAATACGTTGTTTAAACCGCACCTTTACTCTTGTATCTGGATGTACACATCCTGCCAAGAGAATATTAAGAGTCTTACGTGGAAGCCCCCCGCGTGTTATCTTGTTTAGAAATTCCAAATCAAATGGTAAGCGTTCTTCCACTCTATGGTAAAATTCAAATCGAGCATCGGAATCATCAATAAAGTCATGCCCAATAGAAGTATCAAAAGAGACAGCGAGGGCATCTGAAAGAAGCTGCGGGATAGCCCCCTTAGTGAGGGTACCCGTCTTGTCATCCATGATTTTAATCGAGCCCATAATGGCATTATAAATTGCCCTATCTTGACAGAACTTCTCAGTTTGGTCCACGAGCCAATCCATTCTAGTCATTGAGTCCATTTGATCTGGAATATCATGAATAATATCTTTACACTTAGTAAATATATCTTCGTTCAATGTGTCCATACTTCCTAAGTCAACGAGTACTGCTTCCTTTGTAGGAAAAGCATTATACTTGTTGACGTAGTTGTCAATAACTTCGAAAACAACCTTATCACTAGCATCATTAAAGTATTCTGATTGAATAAACGGAATAGTTTTACGGCCAAATTCTTCGTTGTTTAATAGATTATTAAATATTACTCTTTCAATATTCATATAACCTCCTTAGCTTCTGTTTATTCCTACTCCGCCGGCACATGGATCATCATCCGGATCAATATCCATTGCTTCAATCACTTCTGTTACGTCATCTTCGTCCTTGTAGATAGATCCAGACGAAACTTGGTACATAGTTTTAACTGCATTTTGGAATGAGATAGCATCGACAATACTACCCCAGAAAGCGCGATTTTGTGTATCAGCGAGACGATACTTCTTATCTTCAATCTCACCGGTCTCCATATCGACCTTAGAATACCACCCGTTCGATGGCTTAATTACGTGCCCGGAACGCATCGCAATATCAAGGAGACCTGACCATTTAGAGATACCACCTTCATATGTAACTTCGATTGGAATCTTGGACTTTTCCTTGACATAACGAGACTTCTCTACGTTAATGATGAAGTTATATCCAACTACTTCCTTGCCGTCCTTCTCTTGCTGACGACCAAGGATAAAGATGTTATCCGCAGAGTAATACGATCCAGTGTTGTGTGTAACAACTCCGTTTTCTAATACATAATGTTCGGCGTCAGCAACCGAAATATCATATACCGGTTTGCGCCCTACTTTAGTAATACTTTTAATTTTCATGCTTTTTTCCTCTTACAATTGTCGTTGTGCCATCTCTTAAGATTTCCTGGTGTTGTTTCTACATTACAGTGTAGACATTTATATGTACTCATCTTGCAATAATAACGTAACTTGTTCATCACCAATTAGCTCTTGAGCTTCTACCCATTCGCCGTTGATTAAAAACTTATGTTCTGCGGAACATATTACTGATGATCCGTCTTCAAATTCAATTTTAAAACATTCTGGTGTACCCTCTACAAGAGTTTCTGGGTTCCACACCGCTGTTACTGGCTTACACCCGTTAAGAGTTTTAACCATTTCACCAACCTGAATATCTTCAATAGCTTTCAAAGTATCATCAGATAATTGTATCTGCGTACCAGCAAGTAAGCAACCGCCACCGACTACGTCCTTGGAGTACAGCTCAAGAGTCTTGTATGTGTGGTTTACAACGACCATTGGGATGTCTTTGAGAGTAAGGTGAGGAGTTACCATACGGAACAGAGACTTGATCTGCTTGGCACGAGACATATCAGCTACAGACTTACCATCCATTGCATCTTCAACTTCCTTTTTAGAAGCCAAATTACCGATAGAGTCAATGAGAATAATAACGTGCTCCCCGCGTTCAATATCTTTGAGCTGTTGCATAATATCGAACTTAAGCTGTTCTACGTCTGTCAAAGGAGTATGGAGCACTCGTTCCATATCAATACCGAAAGAGGTAAAGTACGACTGCGGGGTTCCAAATTCAGAGTCATAGAATAGCAGGACAGCGTCTGGATACTTGTCCAGATAGGCCTTTGCCATCATAAGCGAGAATGCTGTCTTAAAGTGCTTGGAAGGCCCTGCCCACATTGTCAACCCTGGTGTCAGGCCGCCGTTAAGGTCGCCTGAGAGTGCAATGTTAAGAGCGGGGACCTGGGTAAGGATCATGTCCTTTTTCTGGAAGAATTTAGATACTGCTAGGACCGCAGAATCTTTAATAGTTGAATTCTTCTTCAACTTATCAAGTAAAGCCATATTTTTATTTCCTTATAGTTGTATATGCCGCAACACATACATGATTATAGTATTTTTACGTATGAATATCAACTGTTTAGTATGGCTTTTAGTCTCTTTTTGAACTCTTCAATCTTAGCAGCACGATTAGGCCACTTGATGTATTCGTTTTTCTCGGAGTCTTTAGCCAGATTATTTAGCAAGGGAAGTATAGAATTATACATCTTTTGTGCTTTAGCTTGTGCAGTATCAACCGCTTCAACTGGTACAACACTATCTGTAGGTACAGAGCTAAAGCCAAAGTCAAAGTCGTCGTCTAGATCAATTTCGTCATTTGCGGACCCAAGGCCGTCATAACTATCCATTTACTTTCTCCCATCATCCGAATGGCCACACTTCGGGCATTTATCACATTCTATTAGTTTAATTTCTTCTGCTGTTAATCTATGCTGAAACATTCCTAATCCACCGGGATCATGGTAATCAATACCAATTCCTTTGGTCATTTCAATATCACATTTAGGGCATTTCATTTATTCATTCCTTATGAGAAGAAACTATCGAGGGTAGCTCGCTTCTCTACGTCCCAATCGATGCAGTTTACAATAGTCTTAATTGGTTCGATAAAGGCCTTATCGAACTGCTTTTCGCGGTCAATAAATCGATCCATATCGAACTCCTTAGGTAGTTCCCCCGGGCATGCAATGACTGTGCATTGAAACGGGTTAGGTACCATACAATAAGCGTACTTAATCTTTTGCCCGGGTGCAATTGATTCATATTTATTATGAAGCTTCAAGCGCTTTAGGTGATGATTGTAGATCAACGAGCTCTTGGCATTAATAGGCGTCCCCTTCTTAAAGATCTGCGCCGCGTCAGCATATTTATCTAGATCGGATACGGAGCGAGGTGAAGCTACCTGTTCAAACGACATAGTGTTGTATTCCTGGCGGAACTGTGTAATATAACTCTGAAGATCTTCCTCTTCCTTATTCATAATAAGGCCAAGAGCATGTTTAATCCCATCGCGACATACTTGTGGAGTTGAGGTACGAATAGCTTCGATACCCATCATCTTCAGCTTAGGAGGATCATATGTAACGCCTTCGTTGTCATTCATATTGAGAATGTAATGCTTCTTGGCTGTCCAGATGCCTTTGTTAGCGATGCACTCGCGTTTCATCTGCATCTTCTGCTCATACCCGTTTACAGTACGGCATAGGTCTTCAAAGCTTCTATCAATAACGACACCGAGCTTTTGCTTGGCAACCTTATCCAGGAACTTAACAATCTTAGACGTATCAGACTGATCTTCGAACACTTGATCTACTAGCTTATCGAGCTTAATGTACACCGAATCGGTATCACATGCGATCACGTAGTCATAATCTTCTGTCTTAAGAAGTTTATTAAGGTATTTGTTAATAGCGCGTTCAATCCAACGGGTAGCCAATTGACCGGACGAGGTAATAGCTTCGGCAAATTCATTACGATACCAGCGGAAGTATTTGTTTCCTAGCTAAAGCGCACCGTAAGCTGAATTAAGTTGAATCTTTTTCGACATTTGTAAATTGTTGAATTTTGATACATCTTTAATAAGCTGTGTACGGTGCGCAATGAGGTCCTCCTTTCTCCAGGCGGTTAATTCATTTTCTTGCATATCCATCCTTTACTCTTTCCTTTTTTAACTGGGGTATTAGTACGTGAAGTATTCCAAAGGGAACCATATCCCAAATCATGAGTTTTACAAAATTCTTCTAAACGATTTGTCTTAAACGTTTTATTTAATGGTGAAGTAACCTCAAACCAAGTTGATAATAAATCTCTAAACGCTTCTTTATCTTCCCACCTTTTTATAAACGGGCTTTTTTCTTTCATTATCTTAGAATGTTTAGGTCTTGTTTTACCTTTATTTGCAGCAACAGCGAACTTTAGGTTCTCTTTGCATATATTATTATAAAACTCTTTATTTTTATCTCTTGTAATCTTACATGCGATTCTATGTTTTTGCTTTACATTTGGGAAATGCATTACATTGTTTGCACCGGTATTTAACCCGTTTTTATGAATAAAAGAAAATCCGCCTTTACCACCCTCAGTCATATTATAGGAATTTTCCCCAATAAATACAAGCTCTTTTTCTCTAGCATTCATTTGCTCTTCTGTATCAAATACATGAAGAATTTCTTTATTAAAGTTTTTTAACCCGTATTTTTTTATTGCCTGTTTAATTACAATACCACTACCCATATAGTTATCAGTAAGATTGTTTGTTTTATGTTTACCTATATAATATTTTTCATTTATTAAATTTGTAATTTTATAGATTGTAAAGTACATAATTTCCTCTTAAGCATTAGGTAATAAGTACTTTATTTATCTATTTCAATACCTCTGCGACGCATTTCCTCTTCTATCAATTGTAATTCCTTCTTCGCTTCGATCATCTTACCCTTATAGATAACACGCTCGTCATAGTACTTTTTCATCAGCGCAGGAAGGAATCCTTGCTTACCTCTCTTAAAGGTAGTCCAGTTACCTGTAATACATATATCGTTTTGAGTGAGCTCTTTAAGTGAACCCACATCATCTAAGAAACCATCGAGAATCTTAAGTGCGCGCGCTTCAGCATATTCCTTCTTATCACACTCCGGCTCATCTCTAAACCAACCAGCAAACGTTTCAGGTGAGATATTATACTGCATAATAATGTGAGGATATAGAGATGCCAAATCGAAAGACATAACCCATTTGTGCATACCAACTTGAGGATCCTTTACGTACCCGCCTAGAATTTTTCTATTGAATTCCGGTACATATATCTGAGGTACAACAATGTTGCGTGCCATCAGATAGTTATGAATGATAACATCCCAAGCTCTCACAGTAGTAAACGTATCCTGGAAGTTAATCTTAGCGTCAAACGCCATGGCAAACACCAGCTCCATCAGCTTCAACTTATCATCTAACATATCGACTAGCTCGACATCTCGGATGTTGTATGAACAGTAGGTGTTCCACGCTGCTTGCTTGATTTCCAGGTCTAGTATATTATAAATAAAGGACAGATCTTCTTCTGTATAACATTCGAGATGTGAGAACACATATTCCACATGTTCTTCATTGTCAGGAATGAAATTATTAGGTGTAATATGAAGCATGACTTAATCCATTTCTTTGGCGAAAGCAAATATATTAACCACTATATTAGCTTAATTGTTAAAAGACAACAAGAAAATTTACACGACAATGAATTATATGAAACCCACCATATAATTCCTAAATCTCTTGGAGGCGGCAGGGGCAACAATTTAGTACGTTTGACCCCGAGGGAGCACTATATAGCCCATTTACTATTATACAGAGCATCGTTTAGTGCGCAAAACAAACAAGTTTTCTGGAAACAAGTATACTCTCTGAATGCTTTCTTTATTCAAAAAGACCGAAGGTCCTTGCCAATTATAATCCCCTCAATACTCATGAATAAAATAAGATACCACATGAAAAAACATAAACAGAACACACCCAACAAAAACAAAGGAACTACCCATTCTACAAAAACAAAGGAAAAAATGAAACAAAACCATTATCTCAATAATGGAGGAATTCATCCTATGTTAGACAAAAAACATAGTATTAAATCCAAAAACCGTATGAGTCATAATAGTTCAAAATGGTGGTGTAAAGCTGTATCCATAACAGGGGAAGAAATTATATGCAAATCCACGCATAAATTAGCAAAATTAGTAAAAACAAATGTAGATACAATCTCAAAATATAGTAATACCAATCAGCCTGTTCCTATGCCTGGAAAGAGGTACATATCTCAATCAACCCCAGAAAGATTAAATGCGGTTGGGTGGTGTTTTTATAGACAAGTTAAGCCCTTTACCGGTTAAGTTTTTCTTTAAGCTTTGATCTTAATAGAGCTTGTTTTCCTAATTTAGTAGTAGGATTCTCAGTTACTGTAACATCCCCAACCTGAAGCCCCGCTAATGAACCATACTCACCGTATTCAACCTTCCTCTCGCCTAGCTCTTGAAAACAAACGTGGTCAAGTGAATAGGATTCTTGGATAGTATACGCAAACTTCTTATAGAGTTGCATATAATCGAGAATGGTAATCCCTACCGGGTTCCAGAACTGGACTTCACGTCCCATGATTACAATACGGTTCTCCTGCAGGAAGCCCCACGGAGATAAGCGATTGGCTTGCTTTCGACCTAATACGTTAATAATGCGGTTAACAATGTAAGGTATATCGAATGGCTCGACGTTCCAGCCTGTTACAACATCAGGAGAGAATTCCACTGAATTCCACATCTCCAGAAAGCATTTTAGTAGATGTTTTTCATTTTTGCAGAGGTAGTAGGTGATATTATCTTGCTTTGGCGTATAAGGTTGGCATCCAAATACAACTTTCTTTCCGTTCTTCGACATAGTAATGAGGGTAATCTCATTCTCCGCCAGTTCGATGTCAGGAAAGCCACGCTCATCTGAAATATCCACCTCAATATCGATCGAAACCGCAGAAATAACCGCCGGGTCATACTGGATCTCGCCGCTATAATTATCATAAATATACGTATAAATAAAGTTATTCAAGCCGTACACGGAGGAGCTGCCCGGGACTTTACTATTTTTTAAGAAGTCCCGAGCTTCCCAGATAGAGTCGAAGTTGATTTTACCTACTCTTTGTTGCTCGAGAGTTTTAAATTTTGTAAGAGGATCTTGTGAAGGTACGAATAGATATGGTTTATATGGAACACGTTCACGTATTCGCTTGTTACCTTCGTAACCACATAGTAATATATCATTTTTAGATAAAGCTACATTGGTGTAAAACTTATTGCTCAAAATGGAACTCCTATTGATTTATTATTTAATATATACGCTAACTGATTGAATTGCAACTACTAATTGGAGAAATATAATGACCGAGACTAACCCAATCAAATTACTACAAATCAAAGCTGGATCAACCCCTGATGGTGCGTTCGGTCCGAATACGTTTCGTGCAGCGCGCGCGGTATTAGGTTTAACTAAAATTCGTGCTATTCACTTTTTTGCTCAATGTGCTCATGAATCGGGCGGGTTAAAAACATTCAGTGAAAATTTAAATTACTCAAAAGATGGTCTGAGAAAGATCTTTAAAAAGTATTTTCCAACAGATTCCTTAGCTGCTGCTTATGCCCGGAAACCCGAAAAGATTGCGAATAAAGTATATGCCAACAGAATGGGTAACGGCAATGAAGCTTCTGGTGATGGTTGGAAATATCGTGGCCGTGGTGCTATTCAGCTAACAGGTAAAAATAACTACACGGCTTTCGCCAAGTTTGCTAATCGCCCGGATGTTCTTACTAACCCGGATATTGTTGCAACAGAACTAGCATTTGAATCGGCTTTGTTTTTCTTTGAAACAAACGGTCTATGGGCTATCTGTGACCGGGGAACTAGTCGTGATACAATCATCTCGCTCACAAAAAGAATTAATGGTGGAACACACGGGTTAGATGATAGAATTAACAAAACTATGCAATTTGCAAACTGGGGGTAGTATGAAACTCTTTACAACACTTCTAACTGAGTTAGTTGCTAACGATATTAAAAAGACTAATAAACTTAATAACAGCAATCTCGGGTATAAGCCGCATGAAGATTCATCTCATATTGGCACTCTTCCTAACGGCGACAAGGTATTTCATAGAGCTCGGCCTGGTCCTAACTACAAATTTCATGACTACTATGTCGCTGGTAAGTCTGGTAAGACTAATATCCATCTTACAACCTACCAGAGCCCGGGTCATAAATCAGAGGGTATAGATGGTCTCAGGGCTAATAAAGCTTCAGGCGGGGCTCATCACCTGTATCAACACCTTGTAACAAAGCATAATAAAATACTAGTGGCTGATAATCAATCGCCTGGCGCTCGTAAGGTGTGGGATAAGGCTGGAAAACATCCTAAAGTAAATATTCACGGGTTAACTGGTCAAAGAGTAAAGGCAATTCACGCACATCCCTCTGAAGATGAACATTACTCAAATGGGAGTACAAAGAACAGGATAGAAAAAGATTCCCGTTCTGCGAGAAATGCGTCAGATGCGAGTAAATATCGTAAAGAAATTAACCACGACGATACGGTATATGGTACCAAATTAGTAATGCATAAGAAATAAAAAGAGCGGGAATTAAATCCCGCTCTTTTTTAAAGTGATGAACTAATAGTTCCTAGGAACATACAGAGCATTAAAACGCTAACGATTAGTGAGGATACATTAGCTACGTTTGAAACGTGTGCGGTACTACCCATTAGTTTTAATCTTAATTGTCTTTGCATCTGCTGGCTTGATTTTATTAATAGTAACAGTTAGAAAACCAGCTTCCATTTCAGCATCGATTGAATCGACGTCCAAGAAGTCGCCCATTTGGAATTTCTTTTCGAAAGATCTATTAGCCACACCGCGGTGGATGTATGTGCTTAGATTTTCAGGATCTTCAGTTTCCGCTTTATCCTTATTACCAGCAATGATCAATACACGATTTTCAACGCTGATCAAAATATCAGAATCTGCAAACCCTGCAACTGCTAATTCAAGCTTGTAGCCATCATTAGTTTTGATGATGTTGTGTGGTGGATATGAATTTCGAAGTGGGATGGTTTTTGTGAGAGAATCTAAGTCCCCAAAAAATTTGTCAAAACCAACAAAAAACTCAGTGAATCCGTCACTGAACGAGAGTGCTTTATTAATCATTATGATCTCCTTATTTTAAAGCAAGATATTGTAGTGTGCTTAACCAATTATGCATTAGGCACATTGTATTTATAAACTTTTCCCTGATTCCACTAAAATAGTGATAATTAGTCTTTGAAGTAATTCGATAAAACATACAATTCCTACAATAATAATAAAAGCGTTTGAAATAAGGCTTCCATTTACTACTGTAAAAACGTTCCATATACTCATCACCATAACTATACATAAGGCTAATTTATAGAGGGCACTAATCATTACCATTCAGGTCCTACAGTTTGTACTGTCTTTGAATATATTTGAAACCAATCAACCCCATATGCAGGGCATATATGAATAGAGTCAGGAAGCCCATTTTTATCTAAGGCTCCTCCCTGTCCGCAGATAAAATAATTATTTGGAAATTTATCCGGATACGTAGCTTTGACAATTCGCATCGCAGGTTCGTATCCGGCCTTTATTGTACGGAGATGTTTTAGTTCTCCTTCATATGACTCTACTTCAAGATTCATCTATATTTCCCATACTTTATTAGGATTAAAATTAGGATTTTCATCTCGATATCCACGAGGATTACAAATGACTGTAGTCTGTTCAATATCATACTGAAAACTAGCATGCATATGTCCATGAGTCCAGAATTTAACCTGTGGATGATCCATAATGAACTCAGTGAGCTCTGAAGCATAACCACCATTCATGATAAAATCACCTTTATACTCTTCCCCAACGGATTGAAAAGAAGGAGCATGATGAGTCATTACCAGACATTTTTCATGATCTTGAGTTGCTTGATCAATAAAAATCTTGGCTTTATCATGAATACGAGCAGCATCAAAAGGTTGAAACTTTCGATAAACACCATCTTCCACAAACTGAATCAAGCGAAAATCATTCATCTTATCACGAATAGAATACATAGTGATAGGATCATTTCGATTCATATCTGTCCATAGAGCTGAACCTACAATTCGAACATTACCTAGATCAAAACTCTCATCATCAAGAACGATAATGTTAGAGAATTTACTAAGTGCGTCCCTAATAGTAGGGACAGATCTTTGATAGCGATCCTGATAAAATTCATGGTTTCCCATAATGTAAAAAACATACGGGAACTCCTTTGAACAATGCTCAAAGAAATCCATAAATGCTGTCCGAATTTTAAAATACGGAGAAGCTTCTGTTTTTGCAAAGACCATAGCCATGCAGATATCCCCGCTCAAAATCAAAGCATCAGAGCCTTGATTGAGCGGGCGAAATGTTTCCTCAAACTCTAGATGGAGGTCACTCATTACTTGAAATTTCATTGCATTTTACTCTGGATTTCGACGTAGAACTGATGATACTTAGCCATCCGATCGAAATCTTTTTGTGTTACACCTTTGAGGCGACGAATATCTGTGTTGTGACGAAGATCACAAAGCTTTACACGCATCGCATCTTTGTTGGCGAATACCTGTTCTTTGTAATCTTCATAGGAGATACCAGGCAACTTAGTCATAGCTCGAATGCCTTCAATTACTCTTTCAGTGAAACCGAGTTCTTCAAGATCTTTCCAAGTCGTTTTAGTATCTTCTACAACGTCATGCCCAAGAGCAATACATTGCAGTTCTTCGTCTGTGGTTTTCAGATAGTGCATTACTTTTAAGCAGTGCAAAATATAAGGAACACCACCTCTATCGGTCTGCCCAGCATGAGCAGTGGTAGTTAGTACCAACATTTTACCGAGCATTTCACCTTTTTTCATAATCTCTATCTCCTATACCTTATAATAGGAACTTCTGAGGTAAATGCAACTGATATTACCACTTTCCTGAAGAACCACCGCCACCAAAGGAGCCGCCGCCTCCGCTAAAGCTACTGGATGAGCTACTGCTCCCATAGCTAGAAGAACTACCATAACTGGAACTAGAAGAACGACGGCGTCTTTCATCATCTTCCTCGCGTCGTTTTTTAGCACGTACCGCTTCTTCTTCTTGACGTTTTTTAGCACGTACCGCTTCTTCTTCTTGACGTTTCTTTCTTTCAATTGCATCTAGGCGTCGCTGTTTCTCAGCTGCGGCCTGAGCTTGTGCTAGTGCAAGAATTCGTTGTGCTTCTTTTACCCGTTGCTCTTCGTCATATGCAGCTCGTTCAGCGGGAGTCATCTTACTCAACCACTCTTCATGGGCTGCGATTTGTGCGAGTCTCGCTTTTTCCATAGCAATAGCTTGGAGGCGAGCTTTTTCACGATCTTTTTTAATTTGAATTTGACGAGCCTTTTCTCGCTTATCATCGATTATCTTTTGAGCAGCCAAGCGCGCTATACGTCGCTTTGTTTCCTCTTCATCAATAATCGCTTGTAGTTCAAATGCTTTTCGAGCGCGGTGGCGGCGAATTGGGATAGAAATTAAAAAGATTAAACCACCAATGATAAGAATACCACCTATAACTATACCAGCCCATCTGAAAAACTTCGATGCAGCAGCGGCGAATTCCGCTTGTCGAATTGCAGCCTTTCTACGATCTTCATCGGCTTTTAGCATAGCATCCGGCATAGTTACATCGATAATACGATTAGCGCCTAGCATTACACCCAGAGGTAGATTTCCTTCACGGAACTGCGGTAGAATTGTGTTTTGAATAATGTCTGAAGAAATCGCATCTGTGAGATATTCTTCCAACCCATAACCTACTTCTATCCGCACTTCCCTATCATTCGGGGCTACGAGATAAACGATGCCATCATTGGTTTCTGAGGATCCAATACCAAGGGAACGGCCCAATCTGAGAGTGTAATCTTCAATAGCATAACCCTCGAGACTATTTACAGTCACTACTACCAGCTGATGGCCGGTTTCTTTTTCATATTTAAGAAGTTGCGCATTCAACTCAGCTTCTTTATTAGCCGGGAGAATATCTGCTTGATCAATAACGGGGCTTCCGTTTAAAGTAGGAAAGGTTTGAGCATTTACAGCCCCAGAACATAGAGCCACGGCTGACATTAGTAAAATTGATTTTTTCACATTAAATTCCTTATATCTCAAATTCAGCAATTGATTCCGAGTTTTCAAAAATCCATAGATTTTGATCGGGAAAATGAACCCAGCCGAAATCATGCTTCACAATTCGTTCATGGGAAATATCAAATGAGTTCTTGGCCTCTTCAAGAGAAGGATGAACACCAAGAGGTTCACTTACCCCTTCATGCGGACCATAATCATAATATCTTACATAGACTTTCATGAGCGTTTCCTTGTTGAATCAAAAATTTGGTGATGCACATGTCCCCGCGAGCGTTGTTACATTTGTGGCAAGCGCATGCAGTATTGTGTGCCATATCATATTTACCCCCTTTAGATCTTGGGATGATATGATCTAATGTCGCCGTATTATCTGAAAGGCGTGTTGCACCGGGAAGTTGTAAGAGCATAGGGGTAAAACAATAAACACATTTACCCTTTTGAGCTTTCATCTTCCGAGCGAGAAATCTGCGTTTTCTTTTATTACACGGCATCACGCAGGCTTACTAGCTTTGAGTTCTGCTTCCTCGAGAAGCTGGCGCCAGTAAATGGCGATCCGCATTCCCTGCTTACCTTCTTTGCGCCAGTAAGCAATCTGCTTTGGCGAAAGATAGCCATTACGCTGAAAAAACATCGCCATAGAAGTCCCCATGCGAGCATGCGCGGGGCGAAAACCTCGACCGTTTCTATGTTTTGTAGTTTCCTGAGTCTGTTCATCAGCAGTCTGCCGTGCAGTCAACAGAACGAGGGCACGAGCGACAGCTTTGTCGTTAGTGCGGAGGATGTTAACGATGTCAGTACCAGTAAGCATTGCTTATTCCTTTTCATCTTATACCTTCTTATAGTATATTATGATAAAAAGTGCAACTGTTATTTTGCTATAGAAATAATCTGTGCGTGCACATGCGAACGGGGGTTGTACTCATTCATTCCCTCTTCACGAATTCTACGACGAATAATCTGTTCACGATTAGCAGCTTGTCGCTGTGCAATCATTTCTAACAAATCATCAACAGAATGTTCCGGCACAATAATTTCCTGAGTACGTGCGAGATTAGGAGCAAAGTGGATGTGCTTAGACATATACTGCACAGTTTGCATCCATTGTGGTTCAGCATCAATAGGAGAAAAACTCTCCATAGGTGATCTTAAACTAGTCGTGTTTGAAACAAAATCACTTGATAGATGCGCACGCATCTCATATGGTTCTCTATAAGAAGACATATCCGTGAACGAACGGTGATCAAATTCAATCGAATCTGTAATCCCGTGCATCCGATACTCCGGGTGCTTCATAGCTATTTGCATCCCATGGTAATTTCTTCGCATGTCATTATTTTGACAAGCAGAGATTTGCCATCCGTTTTGCTGGAGTCTATAAGTGTCAGTTTCCCAACCGGCAAAATGTAATCTCACCGGTTGTGAAGCTAACCAATTTACTTGATTTCCATTATAATCAGCCATATTACATCGCTAGATCGGAAAGCATTACCTTATACTCCAATCGGAGATTTTCGAGAACCTTTTCGGCTTTACGGATGCGTCCAAGGTGTTCTTTGACCTTACCTTTAGCTTCTTCTTTATACAGATCAGCCAGTTCAGACTGTACTTCTTTCTCGAGAGCTTTAATATCAAACATTTGCATTATATTTCCTTTCATAACAATTTAACTTAGTATTAACCCGGTCCACTTCCATTGACCCGCCCCTTTGCAGGTGGCGCATAACCGGCTGTCTTCCAGCGGTTTTGAATCCGCTCTTCAACTTCTTCAAAACTCAGCGGCGCGTAATCAGTATGTTCTACTGATACACACAGATAACGTGGATCTACTTCAACTTTCTTAGGATGATTTGGGGTCCATGTTACTTCATTATTGTGCAGGTGCCCGTGAACGTTCACACGAAAGCGATCTGTGATGCAATCAGGATGCAGCGGGATGTGGCTCAGGATGAACTTATCAACCCAAACGCTAACACCCTGCAGCTTTTGAAAACCAACTTCAGTGTAGTATTTGTCATCAAAGTGATCGTGATTACCACGGACCAGGCGCTTTTTACCATTCAGTCGCTTAACCAGCTCCAGACTATTCCGGTTGATAACAACGTCGCCCAGATGGTACACTGTATCCCCAGGTTTAACCTTGTCATTCCAGCGTTGGATCATCGTTTCGTCCATCTCTTCATTAGAGTTGAACGGGCGCATCGGGGAGCCATCAGGGCACTTAAACTTAGCCCAAGAATTCGTATGCCCAAAATGGGTATCTGAAAGTACAAAGCGATTCTTACTCATTATTTTTCCTTAACATTCTTCTAACAGCTGATCGTAAACCCATTCATATGGATCGCCATCTCGTGCTTTTGCTACACCATATGGCATTTCACCACTGTTGAGGTAGTACTCATAGGCATAATCAAACACCCCGTCAATCTTACTATCAAGATTTTCTTTGGTGATTTTAAACTTTTCAACAGGATGTAGCATTTTATTTCCTTTTCTTATTCTTTCTTATAGCATGTTTATGATATCAGTGCAAGAATTAAAAGTCCATAGGTAAGCCTTTGTCAGCCTTTTTACCGGTGTAATGATCATCTGTCACACAGAAAGTAATAACACCAACCCCCGTATTAACTAAGCGTAGCTGGGCTTTTGCGGCGTTAACCATACAAAGTTCATAATTTGCATAAGAAGTTTCTTGCTTATCAACCATTTCCCCATCAGACATCAAGAAAACTAGCAACCAAATCTTTGTCATAATATATTTCTTTCATTTAAACTATCGGTTTTTAATATGCTCGATCCATCGTTTATACAGCCCTACTTCTCGGCCGAACGCTTCTACTTCCCATGGGGAATCATAGTATGGATCTTCTTTAGATGTTGGTTTCCAGATTTTCCCCAACCATTTTGTTGTCATGGTGAGTCCTCCTTTTGAAGGAATAACTACACCAGATCGAAGCTCACCTTTAGCATGTTGACGGAGGTGAACCATTTCATGAGCGAGCGTTTTGATCGGATCGCAGTCTGGATCATTTTTTTCTTTAGGATCCGCTCGGAGGTTAATTGTAAAATATTTCGGATACTTTGTATCGTCTTCATCGATACACTCCCCGAGCACGTCGAACTTTTTATATAATTCTATATCAAGGGTAATCTTCTTATAGGTTCTTCCATGAAGAAGAATCTTTCCAAAAAAACGGGCTGCTTCATCCACTTCTCTACGAAGCTCTTTCGGGCCGCCTTTAATCAATATATTCATAATATACCTTTATATTTTTCTTATATCTTCTTATAGGCTCACTTTAACATAATTGCAACATTTATTTTTGTTTCATTAACGATAATATAAAAATAGGAACAGAAATGATCATCATAGATACCCATAGAATAACACTAGCAGTTAAGATAAAAAAGGCAGCGGAGCCTATAATTATAATAATAGTTAAAATCAAAAATGCCGTCAATAATGTATTAGCCGTTAAAACCCACTCTTTAAATGCTTTACTCATATTGTTGCCTTAATAAGGGGACCCTTAGAATTTCTAAGGGTCCCGAGTAAGTTAAACTTATTACTCAATACATCCGCTTGCGACCCAGTAACAGAAGTTTATATCTGTAAACACGAAGATTGCGAGTGTTGTTAGAGCAACGGCTAAAAGAACTCTGGTTAGAGTCTTCCTGGAGTGCTTCATATATGTACCTATTTTCGTGTTTCAGTAAGTACTAATGTACATGTCTATTTATGGAATAAGATCCGGCCAAACATGTATTTGAAAAATAAATTATTGACCTTCTTTTTCAGTAATAGTATTGCACGGGGTACCTGCAGCTGACATTGCCTTTTCAATATCTTTATTTTGGCAAAGCAATTGGATACTCGCAGCTCGAAGCCCCATAGTAGCTAGCTCACGGCTGTTTTTCTTTGTACACAGTTCTTATCCGTCCATGTGCTCCCCAGGGAAATCCCAAACCCAATCCCTTGTGCTCCTGCTGTAGAGGAACCCATGCAAGTATCAAACCCTGCTGTGAGAGGGGCAGCATATGCAGTAGCTACCGGGTTACGAGCCTGAGCAGCATCACCCTGTACAACGATAGAAGAGTTATTGGAGTTATCAGAATTTTGACTCTGAGCCTGGTCGGAAGTTGAAGTCTGTGGCCCAGTCAAAACGTTGGTGTTGTTCTGAACATCCCCGGCGCGGACTGTAGTATTTACGTCTCCTGTCGAAGCGTTGTTAAGATTCCGACTAGACGCATCTACGTTACCCCCAGTTAGACTGTTAAAGTTTCCGTTAGTGGTTTGATTTGAAACATTTACATCGTTGTTCAAGTCTACATCAAGCTTAATCTCAGCGCGGTTATTAGCTACAGCAGCCGCAACAGCAGAGCCACCCTGACCAACCCCACCGTTTCCACCTACATTAACGGGTGTAGGGGCCGGGGTAGGGGTTGGGGTTGGGGTACCGCAGCCATTAGTCTGTTGACCGACCCCGCAGCCACCATTACCCCACCATTATTACCAGGTGTAGACGCAATAACGGGCGAAGACAATAGAGCCATTGCACTAACGGCGACAAACAAAATATTCTTATTCATAATATACTCACTTTTTTCTGTTAAAACATATGGGCCTTATGTCCCATATTCTTATAATAGCGGCTAGGTATTAAGAAACCATTAACTTTTATACTTAAGTTACAACTTTTTATTCGTAGTTGCGAACTGCTTTGAACTTAGGAAACCGCGGTATCCCATCTGGGGTATAATTTTGAAATACAACAGTACCACTTTGGCCAATATATTCGTTTTTATTATCTAACAACCACTTACTATAGTCGAAGTTACCAATGACCCCCGCAGCAAACGTGCGACCGCCCGGCAACTTAAGGATTATACGACTAGCAATACCAGCTCGATTACCCGCGCCTTCCTGAATATCGATGATTTCAAACTCCTCATCCATCATCTCTTTCCATTTAATGAGGAACTTTGAGCGCTTGTTTTGATATGGGCCAGGTGTACGAACCATAGCTCCTTCAAAGCCAAGCTCAATCCAAATAGCAGCGTGCTCATCAACCATATCAGTCTTAACAATAGCAGTCGGGGTAAGCTTGATGGGGGTATCATCTAAGTAACGAGTATGAATAATACTCAAGAACGAATGCCGTGCTTCAAAAACTTCTTCTTTTCCCCATTTCAACGGATCATGAATATCATACACCCAATATTGAATGTGCAGACGAGATGTTTCTAGATCTTCCGCTGTGGGTTTAGTTTTCTTCGCACAGGATACAATTTTATTAAAATCATCTTTGAGATCATGATTGTATAGCTCACCATCTAATACTTTATTAGGGTACTTTTTAAATACTTCCTTAAGAGCTTCTTCAATGTGAGGAATGGATACTAGCCGTTCACCATTCCGAGTCCAAAGACCATCAGCTTTTGCAATACACCGCATACCATCCAATTTAGGTTGCAAGTGTACTGTTGTTTCCTTAATTTTATCCTTAAGATCTTGCCACTTAGTAGCTAACATTGGCTTAAAGCGTTCAATTGTATCTACATCACCAACTGAATCACGGTAATCCTTTTTACGTTGCTTAGTGTACATAGACTCGACAGCAACAATCGCCTGCTCTTCGGCCGTGGTTGCGTTTGCTTTTCCTATGTTTTTAGCTTCAGTAAAAGTCCAATCTGACGTGGTCTTCTTTCCATCTTGCTGTCCTGAAGTGGTGCGATACTTATCACCTTCAATCTCAGCAAACCAGATTTGAATTTTACCTGTTGATGTGCGTTTATATAGTGTTTCGCGAATCATTATGTTTCCTTCAAAAGAGTAGAATTGCTTGCATTAGAGACACTCAACTTCGCTTAGATTGCCTTCGTTAAACTTCTTGATAAACCACGGCCGAGCTTTGTTAGCAACAGCAGATCCAAGTTTCTTAGTATCAATCTGATTTTCTACAATCAAATCACTTTCTTCCTTGATAACATCATTGTAAACAATACGAATGAAATCACCCATTGATTTCATTTCAAAGGGAAGAAGCTTTTCGCGTTGCATGTTATCCAGAGCCCATTCCAGCCGTGCTTCAGGTACAGCGCTGTCAATGAAATCATGCATAGCTTGTACAGCTTCTACATCAGCTACAGAAAGCGTCTTTACCTTGGAAGTGCTGTGCTTCTCACCCTTTACTTTGAACCAATCACCAGAAGTATCAGAGAATCGAGCTTCCTGAGTCCAAACCACACCTTCCCCGATACCCTTTACACCAAAGTATGCACCAACAGGGCATTCAGCTTCCACAGCATTTGTGATTTCAATCATTTTATTTTGAGCGATATCAGGGCGAGCAAAATCGATGTCAATATACCACGTTGGGAAGGTGTCGATGTTAAAGATACGCTCTTCCTTGTAGTGAATATCAAACTCACCAATAGGAAACCACAAGGAATTATCATCATTATATACAACGCGTACGCCGAAGATTACAAACATTTTAGGGAGTTTAGATACTGCTACTCCCTAATGCTCTGAAATCAGTCATGGTATTTCTCCTTTAATATAGTAATAATGGTCTCAAATCCTTCTGATTCTATGGGCATTTCAAAGCTTTGAACCATAGAATCTAATACATATTGCGGGATAGTCTTACCCGGCCGTGAAGATAAACGACGATCCCATTCTTCCTTTTCCGGAATAGGAAACACAACAGCATGAAACTCGTAACCTTTGCCCTTCATACGTTCGAAGAATAATTTACGAGCTTTTACACTCATATTGGACCGGTCGACGATAATAGTTTCCCATTCTTCTTCGATCCGAGTATCCAGTTCTTTCCACATCATAGGTGTAACAACTTTAGCATACTTTGCAAAGGATTCGTCATATGTAATACCTTCTTCCGATGCGAACCCCTCGAGAATATTATCTGTCGATACAACAGCACAAGGCTTATCTGCATAAAGCTCCAGCCACGTAGATTTCCCCGCGGCTGGCACACCAATCAACACAATACACTTTTTAGTATTCATTAAAACATACTCCTTTAAACCAATAATCACGAATTGCTTCGTATTTAACAGTCTTGGTTAGGTTATTCATAACAGTCTTTTGAACGCTCTCAGATACGCGATTTGAAGTATCCCAGCACGTGAACACTGTAGACTTCGTAAACTGGTCAAGCTTATCAGCATGTTCCAACGCAAAAGTCTTGCGATCCATACCCTCTTTCCCGATTTTATACAACTGATCTTCAATGCGAATCACAGTCTTCTGAAGCTGATGCTCAAATTCAAGAATGAAAGCATCCAGTCGCACACGGTCTTCCGGAGGAAGGTGAGCCTTTACATCATCGATAGTGTTGTTGAATATCATCTCGACAATGTTGCGATCCTGAAGGATAGCTTCCTTTGCGCGATGAAGTTGCACATACCAATCTGACTTGAGCTTAAGCATGTGGCCCGTATCGAAACGAACTACAACGCCCTCGGAACCTTCCAAGCTACGGATATGTTCGAGATACTCTTTCATATCAGTCTGAGGCGAGTATGCGTTTACCACAGGGATACCATATGAACCTACAAGAGTATTCATCATAGCGTGTGAAAAATACGAACCATCATCCATAAAGCGAATAGCAGTAAGGATAAGCTGATCTTCTTTCCCGTAATCCAACACAATGCGCTGCTTACGTGAACACCATTCAAAGATAGGCGTTGCACCATTCGAGATACATTCCCGGGCAAAAGTATCGTACGCCGGGTTCTGTGCTACGAATTCCTGAACAGGCTTTGCCACGTCAGTATCACCCATCTTTGTACCGAATACAAGAGTTTCACCTACAAAATAAGGGGCAATCATCGAGCCATCAAGCTTTTCCAAAATGATATGTTCTTTAGTAAGATCTACAACGTGATCCTGGGTTTCTTCACGCTCATTTACGTTAAAGAACTTATGGAACGGGCGACGCAACAGCTTACCGGTTTCAGAACAAAAGATAATACCGCGAAGCTCACGGCGGATCGCAGCATGCTTATTAGCTAACGCGTCTCCATCTTCATCAATCGCAGGAAAGGTATCAATGAACGCAACATTGTAATTGATTACCGTGTAACCTTCTCGTTCAGCCACAACGAATTCATCCCGGCCTTCTATGGCAGGGAGCACATCGTCAATGTGATAAATCATTGGGAGATCATAATACATAATAAAACCTTAAAAAGTTAAAAGAGCTGGTCAGTTCACCCTGCTATTCAGCAATTTACGAAAAACCATTCAAGACTAGCTCTTATATCTTCTTATAGGCTAGTTTCACGATAAAGGCAACTGTTATTTAATATAATAATGCCAAAAAAGCCTCCGAGCAAAGTAAATTACTCGGAGGCTTCTGATTCGAGTTGTACTATTTAGCTTAGAAGCGGATACCCACCCCTACAAGCCCGCCATGAGAACCAACTCCGGCGTCAAAGTCGGTATAACGATACTCGGCTTTACCATAAAGCGGGGTACCGAAAAGGTTGGATACTTCAACACCACCGCCGACGCGAAGGCCTTCAAGCTCAGTTGTAGTAGTCTGTTTCCAGTTAGCATACCCAGCCTTACCGTAAACCATAACCTTATCCTGGATTACGTAACCGAGACGAGCTGATGCTCCAATATCCCGACGATCAAAAACGTTATCCATAGAAGCTTCCACTCCAAAGACTACGTTTTTGTAAACTTCAGCATCGAAGCCAACGGCTGCACCATAGTTAATCTGGTTGGTGTCTACGCCATTTGTCACATCGTCAATCCCTGCAGTTACTTCTGCACGTACCCCGGTGAATTCGTTAGCCACTGCAGGTGTTGCGGCCAATGCCATCCCAGCTGCTACAGCAAAAAGTGCTACATTCTTCATATTTTTACTCCAATATTGTTTTAAAAAAGTTTATTTTAAGGCGACTGCTCGTCTATGCGGCTTTAATTAGCCGAATTCTTTAATCATCTGTTCGTTAAGTTTATGTGCAATGTCTTTCCATAGCTTACGAAACTTTGGATTCTCTGCCATGACGGAGGCATTTGTAGCCTTCCGTATGCGTTCCATATATAAATCAATCATAGCTTTAAACAATCATTCTATCGAAATTCCAATTCCAGAATTCAAATAGTTTTAAGTTGTTATAAGTTGCTGTAATATTCATTGATATGTATCTATTACGATCTTCGACCCGAATTTTATCTAATGTTTTTTCAAAAAGATACATTCTAATAAATGAAGTCAAAAGTATTGATATCGGAATACTAACGAAAATTACTAAAATACTTGTTAACATAATCTTAATCCCATAGTGATGAATAATATTTACCAAATAAACGATAACCGTTTTGTTTTCGCTCTTCCCATTTACTATGACCTTCTCTATCATATACATATGGCGGTTTGTCTAGGTCTTTCTGATAATTGAAAGTTAATCTAGAAAGATCAGAACCGTCAACTTTGACTGGGGTCATTTCAAGTTGGTCTTGATTATGATAAAACGTATCTTCTTCTGAAAACTCGCATATCTGCTGCTCGAAAGCCCAGATCATCTCATCGAGTATATAGTCCCATCGGGGTTCGCTATATCCGGAAGGTTGGTCTGATTCTTTGTCTTCTTCTTCGGGTAGATTACGAAGATGTTCTGGAGCATCCTCTTCATATGTATGAGGAGTACCATGTTTCGTGTCTTTAAGCTGCTTTAGCATAGGAACAATGATGAGAGCTAGGGTACCATCCATATTCCAAGTATCCCAAGGGTCGATACGAATATCAACCTTACGTTCTTTTCTACTTTTATGGCCTGGATATTTTCCGATATTTATTTTCACGTACTCTTACCTCTAAAATCAACTTGAATAACTGCATTATCTTTTTCAATAGGTTTAGTCTTTTTCTGCTGTGTTACAGACTTATTATACTTTGCATTTTCAGATGATACCCACCAATTAGTAGAGGTATCCCATACACTATTGTAGGTATTTAACATATATTCAGATAACCACTTTGATGGTTCAAGTTTTACATATGAATATAACTCTTTTTCGCCTATAACCCATGTATCTAACGCATTAATAATAAACGAATGGTTTTCTTTGAAAAATCCAGCAATATCCGTAGGAAGTTTATAACACCTAATGTCTAAATTATCTTTTTTTGCAAACAAAAACGCCATACAAGATGATCCACTCGTAAATGTTAAATTAATTTTACCGAGATAATGCCACTTGTTTAAGTTTACGCCGTGTAACATAGGCGTATACGTTTCTTCTTTCTTTTTTGATTTAAAAAATCCAAACATTAGTGCTCGACATCCTCATCGAGGTTGGATGTAACCGGGTCATATCCAAAATCCATATCCCATTCTTCATCTACAAATATTGTGCCTAGGGCATAGTAAAGAAACCACCCGGTGGTAATTATTCCGCCTACTAATGCAGTACTAGCCACTATAATTTTGTTTTGCTTGTTCATGTATATATATCTTAAAAATGGTGGGCCGTGTTGGGATCGAACCAACGACCTATCCCTTATGAGGGGACAGCTACTACCGCTGAGCTAACGGCCCTATGTAATAATGGTGCCCCTACCAAGACTCGAACTCGGACTCCAGGTTTAGAAGACCCGTGTGATATCCAGTTTCACCATAGGGGCAGTAACTATTTATATAATCTTTTTAGGTCCTATATTCTATTTCGCGTTCCATCGTTGCTCGATAATCAGCACTCATTTGCGTTTGCGTGTCAAGGCAAGCTTGAATATGCTCAATAGACATATCTTTAATAGGCTTCCTACGGAGAGGTTGTTTTCCATCAATTCCACGTGTGCCCCACTTAAGAAATTCGCGGTGTTCGTTAAAGGTGGTGTCATCGTAATCGAGGCTCAATACTTCTTCATCGCCATGAGCACTACGTCGAATATAATTTAAACCACCATCAATCATGTATACCTTACCGTTCACATCTACATGTGTAACGTAATCGTGGCGATGAGTACTTTCAATTATCGTACCATCAGGGGTCTGAATTGCATTATAAATCAACATTACGCTTCCTTTTTAATACGACCTAATCTATGCAGTAGATTACCTACCGCTTTTATATCTGGGCTATCAGGTGCTCGATGATCTTCAGATAACAATGTATCTAAGTATACATCGAGAGCTCGTTTGACCACTTCCATATCCGCTGGTGCGAATGTACCGCCTTTTGTTTGCTGCATTACATTTTCCCCATAGATGTAGTCAGCCATGTATTTGCTGTATCCATCCAATTAAGTTGCACCTCGTCTAGGTGTTCCCCGTTACGCTGCGCTGTATTTAACGCGCACCACTGAGATTCAATCTCCTGAATATCAGCATTAGCAGTAGGTAGTTCGAAAACACGATAATCCATCATACATCTCCATTATATATTATATAGCTCTTTTTTTAGAGACCCGCTTTACGAGTACGATAATAAGCCTGTGCTTTGTTCAGATTGAACTGATTCATCAGCTCTGTCATCACAGCAAAACGACCTTTAGCGCGAAAAGCTTCAATCAAAGCTTCAGGGGAGCCCACTTTAACAGCGCCTGCTTCAACTGGTTCTGCGCCGATAAAAGGAGTAACTACATCAACAGCCTTCTTATACTCCTCTTTAAAGCAAAGCTTATCAACCCGGTTGATAATGGAGTCAACACGATTCTGAGGGATGGTAACGCTGTATATAATACCACCGATTACCTGATTAAAAGTTGTCGTTTTCATCACATCTTCCTTCTTATTATATCTTAATATAAGCTACTTTGTGATTAATGGCAACTGTTTAATGATAATAAATATTAGACCAAAGCGGTACATACCTATCTTCTTCCTCGGCCCATTTTTTTCGAATATGAGCTGGTGTAGGAATCAAAGGAGCACGAATACACAGATTACACCTTGTTTTAGGCTCTAAACACAATTCACAAATCATTGAACCATCTGTGCAAGACATAATTAAACCTCTGCAAGAAGTTTGTTGAGTTCGTTTGTTTTTCTTTTACCCATTTCTTCAAGACAAATTTGAAGTTCAAGAACTGCAGATGTGAGATCATGTAAATTATTTTTTGAGGTATAGGAAGTGTTTACTGAGAGAGTAATACACGCGTTTAGAAGGTCAGTGGTGTTCATTTTGTTTCTCCGTTATTAATACCTTCTTATAGTATGAAACGAAGATAATGGCAACTGTTAATTCTTGCGACCAATATTATATTTTTGAACGAGCGTCCAATCATCTTTTTCTTTATGAGGTAGGATTTTAATTTGATTTAACGTAGCTCTTGGCTCAACAGATTTATCAATGTCGATTATATCTAACAATCCCCACTCTTCTAATAGATGAGAAATCGTATTACGTCTACCTATATCCTCTTCAGTAAAGTTAGATGGTTTGTTATCTAATGTAAACATCTCTTTGAAGTGAACGATAGCGTATCTACCTTGTTTGTGAAGGATGTGACAGGATTGATAGAGCGTCTTATCTTTACGACTAGCCACTCCTATACGTGTTAATGTTTCACGTATTTTAAGAAAATCTTGTTCATTTTCTAGTTTAATTTCAACACCGCATCCTCGGAAAAGATCTTCTTCTTTAAACATATTGCACTCTCATCACCTTTACATTAATAGTGTAGCCATAAACGACTTGGTAATGTATTTATATTTTAGGAGCCCCCGAGAATTTAGCTTCTCCCTCCCTTAACTAAGGCCTGAGCAATTTGAGCTTTTTGTTCTTTAGTTAAAATCACGCTATATTCTTCTGCCCGCACTCTATTACATTTGTAATGGGCTTGGATATTTTCAATATCGACACTCTTACTTGGTTTCGCCCATTTAGAGAATCTCTTTTTAGATCTTATAGAGTTTAAGAGATATTGATATTGTAGCTTATTATCTAGATCAGCATGCATATTCATATCGTTTGCATACATAATAGTATCCGGGAAGTAAGATAGTGACCGGTTTACAATATAGGGTACATAGCTTTTTTCAGCTAATACATCATTTTCCGTCCCTGTCATTAAGTCTTTTTTATTAAAGTTTATTGAGTTAACAAAAGCAAAAATATCCATAATAAACTCTCAGGTTAAGCAAACTTTTTCAGTGTTTTTTTAATTGTCGTGAAGAACTCTTCTTTAGTATTTAGCAAGGGAATACTGAATCTATCACACATAATTTGAACATTACCACGTCTCCAAAATCCTTCAGGGCAACAAGCAATTACATTATCACACCTACCTGCAACATACCCAAGCTCCATAAGAGATATTGGACTCAGGGTACCTGGTTCAAAATAGATAATAACCATGTCAACAGTGTCGAGGGCATTCAATTCCCATTCTACTTGGGTGGCAAAAAGCGGATTAGAAATGTCTTGAACCCAAGAGATGTCCCAATCGTTGCCTCGAGGATTTACTAGGAGAACTTTTTTGAATACCATAAGTTCATCATAAAGCTCTTCTTGCCACGCTGTGGCTTTCCCTATTTCAATGCTACCTGCTAGGAAAATAGAATAGTTATCTACCAATTGCATTCCATAATCATTTGGAGCTTTTACTTCAATCATTTTCGTCTCCATAGTCAGAATATTGTTTTTCTAATGTATCAGTCATCGCGTCAAAGAATTTGGCGCACTCCTCACAAACTTCAATCTCGTGAGGACCTTCTGCTGTACTCATTTCAATAGGAATTAGATCCTCAGTTTTTATTTTACACAGCTTGCACTTAGCAGCTTTCCAGAAGTATTTACGTTTCATTTGATACTTTCAACTTGATCTTTAGAAGATGGCATTCTTAACACTGTAGTGGAATGTACGGACAATAGAAGAACGCAGCATCGGTTGCGTGTTTACCAGTATACCTTGTATGCAGCTCTTTATTAATTGGTATGGTTACCGTCAGGGCAGGTAAGTATGGCGCTACAGTTGCTGATAACAGAGCTGCAATGAAACCACGGCGGTTCATTTGAGAAATGTACAGTCGACCATTATCTCGGTCAAACAAGCCACTAAGTTAATCTCGGCATCTGCTACAAACGCACTTTGATATTGATACTTGGCTAGAATAATTACTAACTGGGGTATAGCTTTCTTCTCGATATATTGATTAGATGTATCATACAGCATACGATAAAGCACAACAGGATCACTGTCAATATTCTCCCCCACCCATTTACGCATGGAAGTAAAGTCGCGTTCCTTCAGAAACCCAACAAGAGTAGTAAGTGTTTCTTGCTTGAGGTTAATAAGTAGACCTGAATCAATCTTACCCGTAGCACTATAGCGCTGAAGTTCGTTAATAACGCGTCGCCAATCCGGGTAATGCTTCTTAATTACTTCAGCAATTACAGCTTTATCATACTCAACATTCTCTTGATCGAGTATCGAGAGCATACGCTTCATGAACTGCATGGCGAGCTGGCCAGTTTCTTTCTTTGTAATCTTAAAGTCAATTACAGAACAACGAGAGTGAAGAGGTTCAATGATCTTATTTTTAAAGTTGCACGTTAGAATAAATCCACAGTTCTTTGAGAACTCTTCCATAAAGTTACGAAGAGCCGGTTGCGTAGAGTTCGCATTTAGGTAGTCAGCCTCGTCGAGGATAACGTACTTACGTCCACCGGTAAGCGAAACAGATGATGCAAAGTTCTTAATCTCATTACGAAGTGTATCAATGTTACCGTTCATCGATCCGTTAATGACAATATAATCACACTCAAGCTCTTCCAACATAGCTCTTGCTACGGTAGTCTTACCACAGCCAGCTGAACCTGACAGGAGCAGATTCGGTATATTACCCTGCTCTACGAATTGCTGAAATGTTTTCTTGAGGTTTTCTGGAAGAATCGTTTCTTCAATAGTCTTAGGACGAAATTTTTCTGTCCACAAAAATTCATTTAACATAATATAACCTTCTTAAACTGTATGTGTAAACACCATCAACTTCCAAGGACTATCGAGTAGGTGCATATGATCAGGAAACTGTTCTTGAAATTTAAGTATATATGCTTCTTTCAATAATGGCAAGCTCTCAGTATAAACAACTGCATCTAATTCAAGAGGTTCCCAACGGTCACCGTTAGACTTAGCAATAACAGCGCCTAATTTCATGTATGAACAACTCAGGCCATCAAACATTCCCCACGCTTCAATATCTTCCATCTCTTCTACGGCTTCACTGTAAGCATTATCCCAGCTACAATCAACACCGTACACTACCGCGATTTTTGTACTATACCCCATGATTTATTCCTTAAACGTAGAAGTAGCTTCTATCGCAATCCAGTACTCAATATTATTATCAGTGCCAACAAAGTGAGATAGCCCCTTAGAAGAGATCGACACATTATAATCACCTTGATCGAGTTTAATATTCTCTGCCAGGAAGATAAAGCGAAACTCCTTATCCGTAGTGCCTACATCAACGCGGTACGTTGAGTCAGATGTGTTCTTAGAATTAAGAGCTTCAATATAAATGACTCCCCCATCACCGGTTACAGCAATCTCAGGGGCTCCAATAATACCCAGCGCCTTTTGTACGCGTACGAGTGCTTCATGCTTAAGCTCGAACTGTACTTCACATGTCGGGAGAGATAATTCCTTTTCCGGCGGCGCTAGAATTAGACTCGGTTCACTAAATGTATAATTGAGCTTTTCCTTCCCGCTGCGAATAGTCATAGAGCGATCTCCTACTTCCAATTCAGGATCATCAAATAGCGAGATAGCGCTAAGGAACTGAGGTAGGTCATAGATAGCAAATGTTTTCTCAATCTCAGTGTCAATTGTAGCTCGTGCCATAATTGTCTTAGATTGAGAAATCGATTTGAGAGTCTTTCCAGGGTTAAAGATAATAGACTGATGAATCGTAGAGAAGTTGCGAAGTATTTGGATTGTTTTTGTCGAAAATTTCATAATATATACCTTTAAATTACTTCTTGTTTTTCTTCAACTGATTTACGTCTGCTGTAGCAGAAGCTCCGATATGTGCTAGATCTGTTAAAGAGCCACCAAATACCATCATTCCAACATGTTGCAGTTGCATCCAGGGAGCGAACCATACTTTCATGCCAGCCTTACGAACCCATTGGCAGAACATATAATCCTCTGATAGGTAGCGTTTACTATATTCTCTCATACCATTATTGGGATCTACCACAAACTTGAGAATATCTTCGTGTGATGCGTCTGGATTCTTTTCTAGATACTGTTGTAACTCATTATTAATATTAGCTCGCTTTCCATCAATAGGGGTATCAAAGAAAGCAGTTATCTCACGCGACCCGTCAAAATGTTCAGTACGTACATGATCAGGTCTATAATCTTGATGTGGATACTGTTCCCGGAACTTCAAGAAAGTATTACGCCGAATCATCATAAACCCGGTACCAGCTTCTAATACTTCGACTGGTTGATCTAGGCGAATCCCTCCGTTATTAACTGGGTTAAATACATAATCCCCGACATATTTCTCAAGGTTCTGGGGATCTTCATCTGCCGCGCCTTTATCCACCGCTATCTTAATCTTTTCCCAGCTGATGCATTTTTTAGGGTAAGGGCCAGCAATGATATCATAATCATCATCTTCGGGGTTATCTGATTGCAGGGCCATTAGAGCAATGACGTCGTTAGCATTAAATCCAATATCAGAATCAATGAACATCAGATGGGAATCCCCGGAACGTATAAATTCATCCGCGCAATAGTTTCTTGCACGGGTAATTAACGACTCATTAAATAAGAAGTAAAAACGAACTTGAATACCGTAGTGAGTGCATAGGGCAGAAAGATCTGCTATTGATCGCGAGAACATTCCTGCGCACGCTCCGCCATACATCGGGGTTGCAATAAAGAGCTTTCGCCCTCGTAGTGTTTCAATTGGGACTTTAATTTCCATTATTCGCTCTCCACTACAACAATTTGTGTTTCATTAGTTGAGGGGAAAAACATCGCTTTATCAATAGGGCATAACCAACCCGTATTTCTCATTTTAGCTTCTAACTCTTTAGCTTTTAATTCAAATTGCTCCTCCGTCGTTGACGGGAAAGAATTAATATATACAACATACTTACTCATAATTTATTCCTTTATTTGTTTGTTTTAGTACCATATGCACCGGTATCAACAGCTTCGTTTTTTGGGCCTTCTGTTAGTGATGCGGCAGATGGTATTACTACAACAGGTGCCGGTGTGGATTCTTCCCCGTACTTACAAGTAGTAAAGTCAGCAGAATACCACCTTGCTTGTGCTTCGGGCGATTTATCTTTTTGCCACTTCTTAGTACCAGGATTATAAGAACCAGTACGTGATGAAATCTCTTTAATAATTTCATCCATTACCCTGTCCCCGTGATAGCCATACTTAGCCATTTCCCCGTAAGCAAACACGATAATATCTCCCATAGCATCAATGCGACCATCAATATCATCACCAGCTTCGAGAAACTCGCCGAGCTCTTCAACAATCATAGAAACAAAACCGTTACGATCTGGCTCATTTTGTGTAATTAATCGCTCATCAGACCACGTTTTAATGCGTTCAAAATTTGTACTCATATTATATTCCTTAATCCCAGAAGTAGTATGGATTTTCCATAGTTTTAAAAGTGTTCTTGTTAACAAGAACTTCGAAATCTAAATCCATCCAAAGCATAATATTAGGCTCTGTTGGATATGATCCCTCGAATTTAGTTGAGGATATGTTGAACTTATCGTCTATAAACATCGGTGAAATTTCATTCCGAAAGAGATATAATTTACCAGGCTCTTTAAACCACAAGCAACTAAACGTACCATCGATATCGCTTAATTCACCACTACCTTCAAGGCGACGAAGCAGCAATGCGGTATCCCATTTTTCGTCTGTTCCGTAGTATTTTTGGAGTGCTTTGACTGTGGTGTCTTTTAGAATACCATTGTGCCAGAGAGCAGAAAAATGCTCATTATAGATACCAGCAGCAGGGTGAATAGATTCAATATCCTGTGAATCGGTAGTGGGTGCTTGTATGTGGCAAATACCATAGTGGCCTTCAGGTATATTTATGCTATCTAAAACAATAGATCCTAGATTTTTATAAATTTTTATAGTTTTCTTATCCCGATCAACGTAAGATATAGAATGAGAGTGTTGGCCTCGGTAAGAATTTAGTTCGACCAGCTCTTTTAGTTTTCCAGTATCAAATGATCCAACTATGGCGCACATTAATTTACACCCGCATAACGTTCTATAATATCACTCCACGGAATGAATTTAGAATAAGGTATAGGATCAACAAGATTAGCCTTGGCGAAGTTCATAATACGCTCTGAACACGACGGACACTCACCACAAGATTCCCCAGCTTCATTAGGGTTGTAGCAAGTCATGGTATGTTCTAATTCATCGAGCTTTCCAAGCTCTTTCATAATCTCAATCTCTTGAAACTTAGAAAGATCCGCAAACGGCGCTTCCATTTTAATTTTATGCGAACGATTCTGAGCAGCTACAGCGTTCATTGAGTCTACAAACTTCTGAGTAGTATCCCAATAACCATACTCGTCATGTACCTGTAGCCCTGTAAAGATATGACTGGCGTCATTAGACTCCGCATACGAGAATGCTAACGAGTTGAGAATCATATTCCTAAACGGTACATAAGTCTTAGGTTGAGGATCACCTAGAACGTCTCGAATGTTCGGCATTTCTACCTCTGTACCTCCAATATTAGCAGATACATTACGAGATATATCACCCAATATAGCGAGATCTACAATAGTATGATGACACCCAAGGTGTGCACATGTAATTGCGGCTTTCTCTAACTCAATCTTTTGCTTTTGACCATAATTAAAAGATAAAGCATATACCTTATCTGCTCCATATTTTTCGGCGAGCAAATGAGTCATAACAGTACTATCCAGCCCCCCGGATAATACAGCTACAACGTTTTTATCAGTATCGGGTAGGGATTTTAGGTGGTCGTTCATTATTAATCTCGCTTTTAGTTCGTTCAATATAGACGCATGCGTCCATAAGTTCTTCTTGCAAATGTTGTAACCATTGAAGCAGATCTAAATCGGTACGCTCGGTTGTAACACCATATTTACTATAGCCTATTTCCATCCTAGACTCAAGCTGTTTTATTACATTTAATACATTCTTATCACTTATCATATTATTGCCTCAATGTCTTGTAGTTATTTGTATACACAGAACGTAAATGGTATCCATACTTGTACATTACTGCATCTGATGAAGCGCGGCAAGGGTTAATATCAATCCCACCTCGGCGAGTATAGAGACAGGTAACAAATAACTCTTCAGGCTCCAATAGGTCGTAAAGTCGCTTATAGATGCATTCACAGATTTCTTCATGGAAGTGATTTTCCTTTCTCATAGAGACAATATATTGAAGCAGTGATTCTGGCGTTACAGTCTTGTTCCCTTTGATTGCCACAAAAACATCACCCCAGTCTGGTTGGTTCGTTACTCGGCAATTAGAACGAAGTACAGATGAACGCCACTTAAAGGTTAGGTTCTCACCTGTAGTAGGGGTAACAACTAACGTGTCAGGTGATTCATTATAATGGTTAAAGTTTACTTTAGTAGGGTCTAGATAGTTTTCAATCTGAACAAAATCACCACTGACTGGCGTCGCCGTTACTGCATCTTCAAAGTTTAGAGACACTCTAACACTACGTGTATCTAAAACGTTAATTAGATCTTCATTTACCCTATTGTTAACATTTGCTACAACGTCAGATATCGTTGCCCCATTTTTCATCATATTAAATGAGTTGAGATATAGTTTGAGCGACTTCGATTCAACAATACACTTAGAGTCTGCATCATAAACGATACGCATTAGACCAGTTACAGGAAACCCATTATCAGTCAGCGTTGAAAACTCATAACAGTTCCACATATCGAACCCTTCAAATGGTAGGGCTGCTGCATCAATACCATAAGCGGTACGATTTAGAATACGCGGGACTCCAACTAGGAGGCTGGCATCAACGGAATCAGGGGTAATATAAGGGTTTACGACAGATCCATCACCGGCACGGCCAAGATGGATTGAAGCAATATCTTCAATTTCACTCATTTAATTTCTCCAAGTGTTTTTAAAATAGTGTTTACGCGCTCGCGAACTGACCCACTTACCATAATTACAGGTATTTTATATGTTTCGATTACCGTAGTAAAAATATCTACTATTTCATTCTGCCATTTTTCATCAGAAGAACGTACTCCGTCATGCTCAATAGGAAATTCGGGTTTAATATAGAAAATAAAAGCATACTGACCTATCAGTTTTTCAAATACACGTAGACATTCTTTATATACTTCCTCAGTTACAACATTAGCTTTTTCATATAACCAGGTTGTATAAACTATTCCATCTAAAAGAGTTCTATCCGTGATCATATCGTGAAACATTGTTACATTATAAATGTGCTCTTTCATAATGAGCAGCTGACTAGTATCGGAGCCATTTTCATTGATATTTATGCCATAATTCTTTACAGTACGTGTAACCTCGTTTCTAATGTTATAGTGCTTAAAGCACTTCTCTGAGCGAAGAGCATTCAACAGCGTAGTCTTACCTACTGATTGAGCGCCGCTAATTCCAATTCTCATATTAAAATCTCTCCTTCAATAGGTCAATCCACATATCCGCTTGCATTACCTTCAGGTCAGCAATCAAAATTTCTTCTGTATGTTCCTCTGAAATGTTAAGGCCGCGTTGAGAAAGAATTTTCCCGTCATCTACCTTCTCATTTACTTGATGTAGTACTACTCCGGTAGAATCAAGCTCGAGTTTGATTGCGTGAGCCTGCGGATTCTTACCTTTAAGTTGAGGATACTTAACGATATCCCCTGGATGCCCATTAATAATGTCATGACGAATAACAACGTCTTTAGGTAAAATTCGCATATAACCGTGGAGCGTAATTAACAAGCGTTCTTCTTTTTTAATTAAATAATCGCATAAATGTGCATGCGTGCTAATCATAACTAAAGCACCCAAAGATTCTAACTCTGGGTGCCAACTTTCACGTCTTCGATTATTTGTAATTATTATATCAGGAATACGCCCTAGAGCTTTAGAGATATTTACAATCTCACTACCTGTTTGACTGAACATTGTAACCCATCTCATTGACAAAACCTCTTAAACGCTTCTATATTATAGAATATAGCTTCTTCTTGTTTAGAAGTCAACTGTTCATTCATATATTCTATTAGTTTTGTTTTATCTTTAGTCTTTAATCCATCAAGGCCATATTTAATATTGTTAATCCCTGCTACGACTGGATTAGAAGTATCAATAGTATCTATCCAATCATAAGTCGTATACGCTTTAAACTCTTGGGGAAGAAAAGTCCCTAAGAGATGGTGAGGTTTAGAAGTATCTATTACGCCGTCAGACAATAGATCTTTTAGAAGCAATTGCCTCCCTTTCATAAACATATCACACCGCTGTGCCGGATCTTTTACGCTATCAGGGCACATAAACGAGTAATCAAACGAAATAGCAATCTTATCTACAGAATCAACTATATGGTTATAGCACCATACTATATCATCATAGTTTTTACCTTGAACTACACCAATCGTCTTAGAACTAGTATTCACCTGAGCTTCGTATAGGGCCTTCCATTCACCCAATCTCTGGATTGTCGAATATGAATCTTCAAGCACGTCTGGAATAATATATTCAGCTGGATTTGTCTTATTAATCCAATATAAAAAGCGATCAGAGTCAAACGCAGTCTCTAGCTCAAATACTGAGTTATCTAGAATAACATGCCGTCCATCTTTGCTCGCTTTTTCAAACTTTCTCAAATATTCTTCATTTTCTTCATATAGATGCACTAAGGCATAATCATAATCAGTTATTGATTGTACCTTATCAAATATAAATATGGGGCTTTCATGTGCAATACGCATTATTTAATCTTCATCCCTTCACCAGACATAGCATAGTTAGAAGCCATACTATCTAGTTTTTTATAGTTTCGTTCATTATTTACTTTAAAGGTAAACAACCGTTTAGTATCAGCTTTTGCATGAGATGCTTCAATCAATTCACGCATGGCTTGTTTTTTTGCTTCTAACGTAGGGGACGCCCATACTTGTTGAACGTACGTTGTAAGATCTTTTGGCATATAATGACCTTTCTTCTTAGTATAGTTAAATTCTCTATTAAAATCAACTAGATACGTATCTATTTCCGTAATGACCAATTGATAAGGCATGTAGTTGCTCAGGCGTATTGCGGCCATTCTTAATAGAAGACCAGACTGGATCCATATCAATATTAAGTTCCGGTTGAAACTTTCTAATTAGGTTACCTTCAAGAGCTTCAATTGTAACAAGGTCACAGTAAAACATTTCAATAAACCAAGAAAACTTCCACTCTTTTCCTTCTGACCGTAAAGTCTTTCGAAACTTAGTGTTTGCAGGATACCTAGGACCGCGGTGATTTTTTGTAAGCTCCTCTAATTGACAATAAGAAGAACCAATATATTTTAGTTTTTTATCTGTATGGGTATGGGCATTATACACACCACGCATACGTAATCCCGGATCATTTCTCATCAGATACAACTTTTCGGTTTAATGTTAGTGCCCGTATCCTTATTATAGATATTCATCGGAGCCTTGTTTTCTAAAACCTCGCTCAAAAACGCTGCTGTTTTCTTATATACAGCTTCGTGAAATTTCTTATTTTCTAGCATAATGGTTTGAATAGATGGATATAGGCTAATAAAATCGTCAGTATAAATAAAATCGTTTAATTTACTGATAAACTCCCCTTGAGCTGAAAAAATCGCCACCGCTTCTCCAGCTGTGTACGTTATAGGTGTATCTTGTTTTTTCATATTAGATCCTAATCGTTAAAAACAGTGATGGCGACGCCGCGCGGACCTTCTTTGGTTTGAACGGTGTCTGTAGATTCATAAATCCACCACTCTACATCATTATCTTGTGTGTACGCAGTATCTGTAAGGTGTACCGCGACAGATTTTTCTATCCCTACAACAGTAAAACGAGTTGGGATTTTTGATTTATCGGTATGACTAATAAGGTAGCTAAGCTCACTCATATCAATACTTGTTACTACGAAATCATCATTAACCCGAATTCTTCCTCCGTGCTGTGTAAGCTCCTGAAGATTAATACTTCCAGTCATAATCAAATTCCTTCAATACCAATAGACTGAGCAATTTTCGCATGCTCACCAAAAAACGAAACATAGAACTTCGGTCCAACCTTCGTGATGGTAGACTGACATACAATGTCTTCATGAGGAAGCTTGAAATAAGTACGTCCGCGCTCTCCTAGATAATCATCCTTTACAAGCCCAACCTTTTTCATCAGGTCTGTAGCATCTTTACGAGAAGTAAGAATAATCATAATAACGTTTTCCTTTTCATCTTATACCTTCTTATAGTATATTATGATAAAAAGTGCAACTGTTATTTTTAATCGCGTGCAAGCAAAAAGATCGTTCATCTTAATATAGATGCTTTGAAGACGTGGAGAGAAAATGGCTTTGATCTACTTTCCATTTCTTGATTGTAGTTTAATATTATCAAAAAACTCAGCTTTGACATCTGAATCTTGAAACTGGCCTTTGAGTACTGTTGTCTGTGTAAGTGAACTATAAGCCATAATTCCCCTATTAATACAGCACCCGTGTTCGCATTCAATATAGACAGCGACATCATCAGAGTCTGTTGCCTTTATAATTTCATGGGCAATATTATTACATAGTTCTTCTTGAAGAGTACCACGCCGAGCACACCATTGAGCAATACGTGTATACTTTGAAAGCCCAATTACCTTATCCCCTGGAATAATTCCTATATAAGCAACACCTGTAACTGGCTGGTGATGATGGGAACACATAGACTTGATTTCCGACCTGACTACCAACATCCCTTCATAACGATTAAAATCTGTATTAGGAAACGATGTTGCTTCCGGACGGGACTCGTAACGGCCACACATAATCTCAGTGAAATACATCTTAGCTAAACGGCGAGCTGTGCCCTTTGAGTTAGGATCATTTTCTCGATCGATAATAAGGGAGTCTAATACATTTTCAAAAGCTTCTGTAGCTTCATTGAGAAGACCTTTTTTTTCATACTCAGTTAGATGTTCTGAAATATTATCACCAGCCCAAAAGCGAATATTATTTTTCCGGAGATGATTTCGAATAGTGTCGCTTGCTTTCATTTATTATTCCTTCAGTTATAATTATAGTGCGTGGAAGTGTTAAGGCCGCACTTATACCATTTCTTCGTATACCCCGATAAGTTCAGCAAGGCCTAAACCTATTGCTAAAATACCGAGTGAGTTAAATACCATTGCAAATACACAAGCCGCGATGCGAACACCACTCTTGATAAAGCTAATATGCTTATGGGCTTTTGGATCTGGATGATTCATATTATGTCCTTATTAAGTTTTCATAAACATGGTAGGACGATCGCCTGATCGATACGCCATGTTGTTATCTGTCTCACGTACTTCTACCTTAGTACACCAAAGTCGCTTAGCTTCTTCGGTACCGCAATCAGGTAGAAATATCTCATTAATATATTCATATAGAAAATCAGCTAGCCCCTCACACCCAGTCTTTTCAACCCAGCGGAGCTTTGCTAAACCTTCTTTTTCTAACATACGGAATACGTCTGCCTTTGGATCATCTTCAGCTACGAGAAGTGTATGATCAAACCACTCTTCGAGTGATTGCTTGAGAGGTTTCAACCCACCATAGTCCATGGCCCAGTTACGCGCGTCAAGGTCGTTTGTGGAGAAATGAACACGAAATGACATAGCGTAACCATGAATTAAGTTACAATGACTATCAGCTCGCCATTGACGATACGCAACTGGACCAATCTGGTTATAGTTTTTAGTAGATGTAAAGTTGTAGTCGAACATTTTATTATCCTCTATTGGATTAAATAGAGCTGCAGAATATTTTGAGAGGGATGAAGCAGAAGTCCTCTTGTTATTAGCTGTTGATTATTCTTTCAATTTTTTGCATACGAAGAATATCAGCGGCGACATCATGTGGGGAGTAGTGTTTTACAAACAATTTTTCCCATTCCTTTTCGTCATCATATGGACAAAAGGTATTATACTTTAAGGTAAAGTTAAAGCGCGTATCAATAAACGTACGCGTGTCCCGTAGATTCCAAAACGGGAGAATTTTATTGATATCCTTCATTGTATAGAGTAATGAATCTTCTACTGTGCGTTGAAGTATTACCGGATCAAAACAATTTGATCTCGACCACCATTTATTTATCTTAGTTGGCCCAACATATGTTATTAGGTTTGTAATAAAGTCGTCTATATGAAGGTCTGTTTTAGCTGGTTTAATTTGCTCCCGAGCAAATTCGCCGAGATCCATCCACCAATCTACATCGCTCTGCTTAATTACACATCCGAGGTCCTTTACTTGCTGTGCAACGTTGAGCTTATCAAACTGCATACTATCTACAAGTTCGTCAAAGGTATAAGGATTATCTGTTGTGAATCTATCCCAATCAAAGATAGTATATGCACAATTTACTAAAGGAGCTTTAAAAATAGATTGACCAATAGTCTCTACATCAAATATAAAGTGCGGGTTATTCATAATCAAGCCTCCCAATCAAACACAATCCAGCGTTTGTCTACATTTCTATCAATTACAAGATCGTGGTAATCTACTTTAACGTCTTGACTTATATTATATACCATAGCGGCTATTCTAATATAATCAAGGTTTAATTCTTCTATTATTGAACTATTCCAATCAGCTATTAATTCTTTGATAGTATCACCACCATCAATAATATCATCAACGATTAGAATTTTCTTACCAGCGTTAATATCTTCTGGGATCCAGCAGTTATGCTCATTCCTGAAGTCAGTACTATCACGAGTGTTCCAATGAACCATTTGGACTGGAATACCTAGTTTATGTGATAGATGCACCGCAGGTACAGCACCACCACGCACTACACCTACAATATAGTCAGGTTCCCATTGATCATTTTTTATCTGCTGAACAATCTTATCAATCCCTGCTATAAATTTAGTATGCGGATATTCAATGATAGTAGAAGGAGATGATATATGAGTAGTCTCAGGTAGATTCTGAGCCTCTGTTTTTGACTCAATCTTATCAGCTAACGCATTATAAGAAGCTTCTGATATATATCCTTTATCAATTAGATACGCGGCTTTTTCTTTAGGACCCATTATCTTATTCTCCATCCCCTATGTGATTTGTATCTTCCAGATAAAATTTCACCTAATTCACTAACTTTAATATTGCTTTTTAAATCATATTGAGTAAGTTCATATCTAGTACCTATAAAGGTGTTTCCATTTTTATGAATCCAGTTATAAACTGTGCTATCTCTATTTACTTCCATAAAATTTTTCATAAATAGAGAATGATTTGGTCGTTTTTTACCTGTATTAAATTCTATAAGTTTTTTATTTTTTTCAATATAATAAGTTAAATCTCTTTTATGTGGTATTTCATCTTTATAGGCCAAATAGTATTTCTTTTTTAAAATACTAGAACTCTTCCCTTGTCTTGCATAATTACAAGCAGTATGTATTCTAGGACCTGGAACCTGTAAAAACCTAGCACAAGCAGACATAGATTCAAATTCTTTAATTAATTGTAAATCACTATCAAATAAACAAACAGGAGTTTTGTTCTTTGGATTTACATTCCCCTCTCCACCGGGCTGTATATTATAACCATTAGGTGCTAAGGTATTATATTTTTGAATCCAGTAGTTTTCTCGAATTTGATGCAAGTATATGGGGTCTGAACTTTCTTCCAATATTTCCAAAACAAAGTTTTCTTTACCGTACTTTCTAATACTATCATGTAAAATACTTTTTCTCTGGTAATTACTCTCACTGATATGCTGAGTAAATCTATACTCTCCTGTAAACTTAGTATACCCAATATATTCTTTATTTGTTTTAATGTTAGTTACTTTATAAATTACTGGCATTTTATGTCCTATCTAATTACCTAAGCTATTTATACTTTTAGGTAATTAAATTGTATTACACCCCTAAAGAATTTCCCCATAAGTAGCAGTGGACCCTAGCTGATACATTATAACCACGTCGAAAGGCCTCTGTAGCGATACCGCCTGCTGTTTCTAACTGATCTTCCATAGTGGCTGAAACCGGCATTACCCATACAGGGTAATTTACACCACCTAGCCGGAACTGACGTATTACATTCTCTAGCTCTTCCCACATTCTATCTTCTGCGCCTACAACTGGCTTGAGCTGACCTTTAGAGTTTACGATTTGATTATAAAAACCTACAACTGTAGGTTTAATAGCTTTGCTAGATTTCTCGCCAGATACGGTAAACAACTTAGGTGAAACGGAGAAGAAAATCTCAGTATGAGGAAGAAGCTCGTTACAAAATTCAATAAACTCTTCCGTAAGGGATTGAGTCCCGTTAGTTTCAAATGTAATAAACTTAGGAACATTACCTCGTAGCTTAAACTCAGCCATAATGTTAATGAATGCTTCCTGCGCGTGCTTCATCAGAGGCTCACCACCTGTAAAGCACATATGCTGCTCTAATCCGCTATGAGGGTGGCGAAACAACCCTTCTAGATTAAATTCATTCTTCATTGCCTCTTGTATAGCGTCGCAGATCTCTGACGCTGTTTTCTGATGCTGTAAGTGTTTAAACTTTTTCGACCACGAATATGAAGAGTCACACCCGTAATTCCATACAGGTAGATCTTCTAGCTTTTCTACGGAAGATACATCGAAATCTTTGTATGGGAGTTTATATGTTGATTCGTCTGTAGGATCAGATTGTCCGAAGCCGTTACATTGAAGGTTGCAGGTGAAAAAGCGAAGCCACGCGGTTGGTACACCAGTGTAATGTCCTTCACCTTGCACAGAATAGAAAATTTCTGAGTACGTATATTTTTTATTGGTCATTTTTAATTAATCCTAGTTTTGTTATGTAGTGGGAGGTCACTACTTTGAACGACGCATTGCAATCTTTTGCTTTTGACGAGCGGATTTTAAATGCATCTTATTCGCTCTATTTATAAAGGCGATTCCCATTATATGATCTAATTCGTGTTGAAATACTCTTGCTGTAATTCCGTCTAACACTTCAGTCTTTACGTTGCCATCCGGTTCTGTATATCTTACTTTAATTCTACGAGGTCTTTTAATCTTAACGTATAGCCCAGGATATGAAAGACAGCCTTCTTCGAGATAGATTTGCTCTTCAGACACGTCAACGATTTTAGGATTGAAGCAAGGAATTAACTCATCAACTGTTTTAATCACGAACACGCGATACGGGAGACCGCATTGATTAGCTGCGATTCCAATTCCCCCTTCTTTTAACATTATCTCAGCTAGGTCAGCAACTAAGTCAAGCGGGTCAACTGGAGGATTACTGAAGTCAAACGGCTCTGTAGCCTCAAACAATAGTGATGGGTCTAATTTATACTTCATCATATAGTACCAAATCGTATCTTATTATTGTGCAGTTTATACAGTGAGAACGCTTGAATAGGAGCTGGTGTTACACTATCTTTTGAGTGTTCGTAGCCTTCTGGAAGACAATATATATGCGAAGGTTTGATGCGAGATATTACCTCGTCGCAAATTGACCGTGCCTTATTAACTTCATCTGATTCGAGTATATTTTGTGTTTGCTCTGACAGCATTAAACTCTTACACTCGAACATATAATTAGCATTCCTCCAACACGGCGCAAGACTATCTTCTAGAATTAATACACCGCTCTCAGAAAGAAATAATTTTACCATGTTTCTCACATTAGTAGATAATTCTTGTTCTTCATTATCTATCATAGTCTCTTTTTCCTTATTAATCAAGCTTTTTTAAAGTTTTTTCGAGATCGCTATTGCTATATCCTCACTTGGGATATAGTAATCATGTCGTGTGCCTTCCAAATATCGGTGAACTTCTTTAACTACACCAGGTCTCCACTCACACCACAAATTTTTTTCAGCATTAAACCAAATAGATTTAAAGTATTTGTTACCATCAGTATTAGTATAGTTTGTGTAATAGTATCCAGGCTCTTTTGGCAAATCTTCTTTCCATATTAATTCTGCCATGTTACAATTCCTTTATAATCTAACTAAATCAAAGAATTGATTCCTTAATTCTACTGAAATTAGCATGTTTTTCAAAACGGAGTATATTACTAAAACGATCGAACAATTGGTCCCCTTTATGCGAGATAACAAAAATGTTAGACTCGCCCGTTAAGGTTTCGAGAATCTTGAGAAACTCTTCTGTACCGGCCGCGTCGAGTGATGAGTCAAATACTTCGTCCATGATGAGTAGGTTAGTACTAGCACTATTACGAAGCTTGGCAATAGCACGCCAAGTAAACATCAACGCCAAATCTATTCTCATTTTTTCACCTTCAGAGAAAGATGCATACGAGAAATCGTCTCTGAAACGCGATTTAATAGTTTCATTAAAAGATTCATCCAATTCAAAGTTGACGAAGAAGTCCATCGCTGCTAGATATTTATTAATGAGCTTGTTCATAATTGGAATATACTGTCGGATGATACGGGTCTTAATTCCTGTATCTTTTAGAAGGTGAGAAGCCATTTCATGCACGGCTTTTTGATTAGAGAGTTCTTCTTTAATTGCAGTGTGTGCTTTTAATTCTTTTTCATATGCAGTTGTATCTGTAGTACTCGTATCAATTTTATCTGATTGTGATTTGAGATCATCAATCTCTTCATTGAGATCTGAGATATACCTAGTATAGAAACCAATCTGAGAGTTGTTATTGCTAATAGTACTATTGAGACTCGTAATCTTTCCATTCAATTCAGCAATATCAGCTAAGCGCGTAGACGCGTTGTTAATCTCTGCTTCGAGTTTAACTAGCGCATCATGTACCTCTTTAGTCTTATTCTCTCGCTTCTCAATAGTCTCTCGCTTAAAGTCATGGTTAATACCTTGCTTGCAAGTAGGGCAGTCGTCGTTATTGTGAAAGAACTGAATCTCTTTACTCAAAGAACGTACTTTATCTTCGAGAGCTGCTTCCATTTTAACTAGTTTACTCTTACGGCTACTAACCTTTTCAAAGTCTGTAATTTCTCCATTGAGCGCTTCTACTTGCACTCCTAAAGATTCAATCTCAATAACAATATTATCCATTGCTTCTTTGTGCTCACAAATCTTATTTTTCTTTTGCTTAATGAGCCCATCTGTATTTGCACGGATAGTATTAATATGCTTGGAGTGCATTTCAATCTTTTGTTCACAGAGATCTATCTTATACTCGACATCGTTAATTTCATCTCTATTTGATGTAATCTTATCTTTAAGGAGCGAGTTCATAATAGAGAAGATCTGAATATCCAAGAAGTCTTCAATAACACCGCGTCTATGATGTGTAGGCATTTGCATAAAAGGAGTATAGTTTGCTGAGCCGAGTACTACAATTTGACTATACGCTTTAAAGTTCATCTTAAGAATGCCCTTCTCAAGAAAATCTTGATAATCGCGCGCACCAGCATCCTGATTCATCATCTCATTACCGAGGTGAATCTCAAAGATATTCGGCTTAATCCCGCGACGAATCATATACTTCTTCTTCCCAATCGAAAAGTCAAGCTCAACCAGCAAGCCCTTTCCAGTGATTGAGTTCATCAGCTGCGGCTTGTTTACATTACGAAACGGTTTACCGTATAGGGCAAAAGTCAATGCATCAATAAATGTGCTCTTACCCGCACCATTTTCTCCAACAACAAGCGTTGAACCTGAGCGGTTTAGAATGATCTCGGTGAATACATTACCAGTTGAGAGAAAGTTCTGGTACCGAAGTTTTTCAAAAACGATCAAAAGCCTTGTCCTTCTATGTAACCAGCATCATACGCAGACCGTAACCATTCTAACATATTACGTCTATATTTTATAGCTTCCTCTGAATCTCTATCTGTAATATTTGTATCCATTACCATTGTTTCTATATCATCATATAAGCGCTCCATACGAAACGAGTATATCTCTGTTTCTTGTAACCATTCTTTAAATGTCATAAAATTTACTCCTGATTCAATGCTTCATTATATAAGATAGTTAAGAATTTATCCAGCTCTTTTTTCTTATTTGTTTCAATACTATCTACAACCTTACGTAGAATCGTCAGAGTATCTTCAGCTTCATCGATAATATCCGTGTCATCCTCGAGATTTAAATTGAGGTGATCCTCTACTACTTGAATATCTACGATGCCAGCCTTTTCAAGCTTATCAATAAACATATCAAACCAATATGGATTAGTTTTGCTTGTTACAATAACTTTGATAATACTATTTCTATACGTATTTACATCTATATTTAAGACTTCTTCCATCGTCTTATCTGAATCATTATAATGAATTTTATTGAACATTATAAGTGGATTAGCAATAAATTCAATATCACGAGTACTAGTATCGAGAATATGGAAGCCTTTTTGATCATTATAATCGGACCAGGTCATCTCGTAGGGGGTACCTAGATAGTGAATATTTCCCTTTGAAGACCTGTGATGGTAGTGGCCTGAACATACTGTTTCAAACTTATTAAAGATGCCTTTATCCATACCGTGATCTATAAACGCGCCACGCTGCATTTCAAACCCAGCCAGTTCAAGATGCCCGAAAAGCATTTGAGCAGGGGTGTGGTTAATAAACTCGTGCACTTCATCATAATTACCTGAGTTTACCCATGGAAGTAATGCTATGTCCAGCCCATCATAATTCTTTGTTTGCGGACTACTCATTGTATTAATGTTAGTGTACTCACGAAGTAAGAGTTCAGGAGAGTTCACTTTATTGGTATTCTTGTAGAAGGTGTCGTGATTACCCACAAACACATCCATAGTTATACCACGTGCCTTTAGCTGATCAAAGAAGTATTCACGAGCTCTCGCTAACGTCATAAAGTTGATATACTTACGACGGTCGAAAAGATCTCCGAATTGAATAATATGTTTGATGTTATGTTGTTCTAAATACGGAAATAATCTCTGAGTATAGAACGCTTCAAAGAAGTCGTGAAATGCCATATTATCATTTCTCGCGCCGAAAGTGTGTGTCACCGAGTAAACAAAGTTTCATAAGCGACTACCTCCTTTCTGAATGCACGGAACAGGTCCGTTCTTACCAATACGATCACTTGGGTCTTCTCCTTTTAAGTAATATTTTTTATAAAGATGTTTAGATACACCTGTTGCTTCTAACAACTCGCGCCCTCCAACATATTCTTTTCCATTATACTCTATTCTTATAGCATTTTTCTCTTTAGAAATCAAGGACTTTCTCTGTTGCTCTTTAATAAAAGCTTCATAGTCTTTGTATGTTTTTTTAACTCCTTGCATTTCGGAGGTAGTAACGATAGTGTTCATTACTTTTTGAAAATTGCAGCTTTGCTTTTCATTCTATTTTGTTCAGCGAGCGCGTATTCACAATATTCTTTAATTGTTTGTATCATCTGCGATTGGTTAAATCGGACATGACTAGGGGTAGCCGGATCATTCATCGACTCCACCATTTGAAGTACCGCAACGGGTACTGAATTAAACCTTGAATTAACCATCTTTTTTATCCTTTGCGGGATCGTCGCCTTCAAATTTTTCGACCCCCTTCTTTTTAACTTTTTTCTCTTTTTGTTTGGTTTCGTACCTATCTGACATATTCTGTAGCTTTTCCATTTCCATTGTAACAACAACAGCCTGGAAGTGGCTCTGATCTTCAGGTGGCAGCTCTACCAATGTATTCATAACAATCGAATTTTGCATAGTTTTGTACTTAATATACGATTGTTTCTTTTCTTTTTCTATTCGTCTTAGAAATGCATAATACATAATCTGCGTGAAATATGCAAAAGGATTCTTTGACTTCTCCGGATTAAAGTTATGAACATAGCGGAGACAATTTTCAATTGCATCTCCAATCATTTCATCCCTATATGTATACCCGATAAAATTTCTATTGGTAGATAATCTGTTAGCAATTAGCCACATACATTTCCCTATATAATCATTTACTTGTGGAGGTACTTCTCCTATTTCTATAGCTTCATTATATGTTTGCTTGTATTTTACCATTTCCGCATATAATTTTTTATTGTCTACATAATGATTTGACATATTATTCCTTATTGATAACTTTAATCATTTGATTCCTACCGTGTAGATTTTATAATCAAATTCTTCTGCATCGTATATTTTTACGCGCTCTTCAAAGTGAGTAAGTGTGTAGTTCTTCCTTGTACCATACGAAAAATCATCTACAATATCATATAAAACTGCATGTGATTTCTCATCATGTTGGCGAAGCATACGACCAATTGATTGTAGGACTTTAATCTTGGATTTAGATGGAGATGCAGCAATCATATGATGCAACTTGTTAATTGAAACCCCGGTTGCTGTCGTACCTAACGACGCTACTAGAATGCAATTTTCTTCATCCTCAATCGCTTGTCGTATTTCTTCTCGACGCTCGCCTTTTACGGTACCATCGATATAGAAAGCGTTTTGTGTACCAGCTAGGCTAGCGTATATTTTCTCTCCGTGGTTGATAATACGGAAGAAGAGCAACTTATTACCTTTTAATGATAGCGCTAAGTTCTTTATAAAGCCACTTCTTTTTTCATGTCCGACAATATAATCTACTTCTTCTGCATAACTCTTTTTACGTGATTTACCAGTCTTCTTATCTTTAACAGTTTTATTGAACAGTTTTCGCTCTTCTTCAGAATAACGAAGTATAATACATTTAATTTTAATGTCTGAAGCATATCCCTGATCAATCATTTCACGTGTTGAGATAGTTTTTAATTGCGGTCCGAATAGCCCTTCAATAGTGTGTTGATTGAGTTTATCGTTATCAAGTGTACCAGTAGTGCCGAATCTATAGTGAGTGTCCTCCATAGTCTCTAATATTTTAATCAAGAGCATGGCTTTTGCGCCGTGTGCTTCATCCCCAAACACCACATCAAACTGCTTAAACCACTCTTTCGGCATTCTAGATCTACCGTTATCTAGAGATTGCCATGTTGTGACAACAACATCTGCAGCCATGTCATTATCTTTTAACAGCCCTCCCATTGAAGTATCAATCACTCCAGTAAACCCGTAGGATTCAAAATCCTTTTTCATCTGAGTCACGAGTGTTATGGTTGGGACGATAATAAGCGTTTTCTTTTTATACCAAGTTGTAATCCCGTAAATCATAAAAGACTTACCGGATGAGGTTGGTGATAATAGTGTGCGACGTCTAGATCTCAAACACTTTGTAATAGCTTTTACTTGAAAATCTCTAGTATCAATCCATTCAGGTAGATTTAGGCTTTTGATATGTTCGCGAACTTCATTCTCTGAAACATTATCGTAATTTAATTGACTATCCCAATCTAGCGTATAACCTCTACTATCACAAAACTTTTTAATACGTACAGCTAGACCCGCCCTGCAAATACCAGTCATCCGATTGATGAGTCTTATCTTCCCATCCCACAATCTACTCTTATATTTTGGGCTCCATTTATAACCTTCTTTAAAGAAGGTAAAATGGTCGACAAGTTCCATTACAATACCAGCGTCGGCACGAATACGTATGTTTACTGCGCTTATGAACTCTAAATGTACATCTGCCAAGATTATTTACTCTTATTACACACCCGAGCAAAACTTAATGTAATCCACGGCGTTTTTTATTTGAAAGCCTCTATTATTTAGAGAGCGAATGATTGACTCTAAAAGTCCAATTTTCTCATGCTGAATACCTACCTTGAGTGAGAGATTAATTACCTCTTTATCTACTTCAACATAATCATTTGCAGCGGCTTTTAAGATTTTTCCAACAGGAGGTAGTTCCCATCCTGCTGCTTTCGTTTCCTGTGTATGACCTTGTGTGAGAAATTCAAACTTATCTAGTTTCAGAATTTTAAGATCTGTTTCATACTTACGAAGAATTAATCTTTCGTTCGTGTATATCTTATGGTATTTAGCATGTAGGACAGACGTATTTAAGGATTCGCTATCAAGACTCTGTCTATCAATCTTACTATCAACATCCCACATCTCAAAAATTGATTCCAGTTTAATTTTGAATATCCTTTAATTACTATATGTATTATTTACTATAGCTGATAACTTATTATAAATCAACTATTATGTTGCTTTAAAGTAATATCTATTGTATCTAAATGTTACTGTAGCTTGAGCATATTGAACATCAGATAGTGTTGAATCAAAGTCTAATGAAGTTAAACTAATAGGAAAGGCATCTGTAAACTTAATATCGAATATACCTCTATTAGAAGAGTTAAGAACTAACACACTAACATCTGACACTGTATCGGCTTCACTTCTAGGATATTCGGATAAATCGTTAGGGTGTGCAATTGAAGTCATCCAGTTAAAGATTTCTAAGTAATCACGGAGATTTTCACCAACTAAAAACGTTACTGAAAAATCTTCATATTGAGCGTTACCAGCAAAAGGAACTCTAAGCCCTAATCTTGTTGGCATATCAGCAGATCCAATGGAGAACCCGGGTACAGACACTGTTTGGGCTCTATACTCAATCTCTGGTGTACGTGATAGCTTAAACTTATATTTTAATAGGTTTAAAGAATTTTGGTCTGGAGTCATTTTTTAGTTGCCTTAGGTACGAAAAGTTCATATAATCATACTGTGATTAGAATAATACTATATTACGTTTATTTATAAGGAAAGAAGATGTCTGATACATTTATGCGAATGGTAGAAACAGCTCTCGAGCACGCAGGTAATACTAGTGTAGAATTATACAATGAAAGAGCTAAAAGCAAACGTCTAGCTATGTATATCTACGATATATCTGAAGCATTCGATACGTGGCCCTCACTACTTATAGAGCTTGGATATACTAATGAAGAAGGTGTATGGATTGATTACGAATAAATTATTTCAATTTGAGAGTTAATTTTAGTTGCACTTATTATTAAAACATACTATAAGAAGTTATGATGAAAAAAGAAAATAAACTCCCTCAGCTATTCCTTGATTGTGATGGCGTCTTAGCCGACTTCGATACACGTGCTGAAGAGATCTTCGGTATGCACCCCCGTAATTATGAAAAGATTTGCGGGTCAAAAGCGTTTTGGAGTAAATTGAATAAAACACCAGACTTTTTTCGGAATATGCCCTTAATGCCTGATGCTAGGCTACTTATGGATAAAGTGCAACACTTAAATCCTATTATTTTGACAGGTACTCCTCGTGGAGATTGGGCTGCCCCACAAAAGATGGCTTGGGCTGAAGAACACTTTCCCAGCGTTCCTATGATCACTTGTGCTAGTAAGGATAAAGCGACTCACGCTAAACCTGGTGATATTATTGTAGACGATTGGAATAAACACCGTCACACATGGATTGAGATGGGTGGCATTTGGATTACACATACCTGTGCTGAATCCACTATTAATGCACTCGACGCGCATGGGGTAATATAATGAGTATCGGAAAATTAGCAGCATTAGGTGCGGCAAGTATGGGAATATCATTAGTTACAGGTTATCACCAAGCCCCGTATTACCGTCGTGATGATATTAAATATTTCGACAGCGGGAAGCCCCTGACCAAGAGACAGAAGCGCAGACTGCGGGGTAAGCGTAAATGACCAATCCTTAAATAGAATGTCAGCAATGTGAAGGGTTGGGATGGGATGTAAAACCAACGCCGGGAGGTGGCACAGAGAGCGTTGTTTGTTTTCACTGTTCCTACGGCTACCGTCCCATGACCGACGATGAAATGAACGACCGCGCAGAGCAGGAAGATATTGAGAGGAATGCGAGATGACCAATGAACCAACAATGATAGAGCGAGTGGCTCGGGCGATATTTGATGACCACTGGCAGGATGACCCAGCCCTAATGGTTGTCTCATGGGATGACTCGACGGGTAAGGACGAATGTATTTGCGAAATTGAACGCGAAACATGGAGAAGAACTGCCCGATCAGCAATATCAGCCATGATTGAACCGACGCCGGACATGATCAATACACTGGATATGTCCCTTAACGCGTCCGGCCTCGGTAAGGTTTATAAAGAAGATGGTGTAGAGGCATGGAAAGCAGCAATCCAAGCAGCACTGGAGGGGAAATGACCAATCCTGAAATAGAGTGTCCTGAATGTGATGGATGGGGAAGTAGCACCGTTAAGTCGCCAAGCGGCATAACATTGAGAACAGTTGATGACCCCTGCCACGACTGCGACGGCGAAGGCTACCGCCCCATGAC